TGGGGGCAGAGGCGCGCTAAAGCGCTAGTGTCAAAGGAAAATTCTGGGTTCGCACCTTGGGTGCGCGCTTTTGGGTGCGCGGGATGCGCACCGCTCTATACTTGGTGCGCGGCAGCGCCGTTCGGTGCCCGAGAGGGCTGGGGCCGGGTGAGAAATCATCCGGCCCTTTCAGTTTCGTATTCCGGTGGAGAGTTCCTCCCTCGTTCGGCCGCCGGAAACGGGCCGGGGTGTTGCGGAGCATCCCGGCCCACCACCACAACGCAGTCTGGAAGGCAACTATGGCCCTGAGCTTGACCACGATAACCGGGACGGTGGACTTCCCCGGCGGGGCGACTCCTGCTCGGGCCTTCGTGCGGTTCCAGTTGGCCTCGGTCGACGTGTCGTCTCCGAATGTCTTTGTCGGCGCTTCGGACTTCACCGTTGCTGCGAACGGCACTTTCTCGGCTCAGGTGCAGAGCACGGACGGTATGGACGATCGGACGCTCTACGAGGTGACGCTGCACTACTTCGATCAGGCGACCGGGCGGGATGGCGTCATTCATCTGGGCAACATCAAGGTTCCTGAAGGTGATCCTGTCGTTCTTGCGGATCTGCTTCCGGTCAGGTTTCCGGGCGGCGCGTCGAGCACGCATCGGGTGAAGCGTGGGGACACCATCTCCCTCGGTCTGCAGATGCTGGATCGCTACAACCGGAGAATGCGTTTGTCTGGCATCACGGTTTCAGCCTCTATGCGCCTGGGCGGCGGGGCTGAGATTCCGTTTGCGGTTGTCATCGTAGACGCCGCGCTCGGGCTGGTCGAGATGACCATCTCCGCTGGCATTTCATCGTCTCTGGCCCTTGGGGCCTATGACTTCGACATCAAACTTTCTGATGGCGCGCACGTGGGCAGAACGCTCACCGGCACGATCATTGTTGACGAGAGGGTAACGTCTTGAGCGCTGTGGATTCGGCAAAGGGCCTCGTTTTCACGGGGGGCGCTATCCCGACAGGAAGCGTCACTCCTGGTGACCTTGAGGCTGAAACTTTGGCGCGGGAGCTTGCCGACGACGAGCTGAAGGCTCTCGCTGACGCAGGGGATCAGGTTCGGTTGAGCTATGTTTCCGGCGACGGGCAGGACGCGACTTTTGAGGTTGTGGCGGCGCAGGCGGCGCTGACGCTCGGGGTCGGGCAATTGGTGCAATTTGCCTGGCAGGGGGCAAACACGGCATCCGACCCAACACTCACCATCGGTTCGACAGCTTATACCCTGCGCGCCGCGGACGGCAGTGCGATCGCTGCAGGTGCAATGTCCGGGCGCTCGTATCTGGCGCGCATCCACGCCGCTACGGTCATACGCGTTCTGAATCTGACGCGGATTTCTGACGTTCCCGGTCTGCAGCCTGCGCTTGATGCAAATGCCGCGGCTGCGTCCGCCGCGCAGGACACGGCTGATGATGCGGTGCAGGACGCGGCCGAGGCTTTGAACGAGGCCATGGATGCCAGTGCGGCGGCGGCGGCAGAGGTTGTTCGTGCCACGGGTGTTGAGGCCGAGCACGAGTCACGCCTTGATGAAGCAGACCTGGAGCGCCGCATTCTTCGCGCCGTTCAGCAGGTGTTGGCGAATGCCGGCGTGTTCCCTCTGGGCAAGAACAATCTCGGTATTGTTCATGGGGTGAAGAACCGTCTTGGGCGCCTTCTGTGGGGGCAACGCGCCAGTGGCACAACCTACGAGGGGACAGTCCTTCGGGAGGTGACCGGGGATAATAACCTGGGGCTGGTGTGGGGCATTGTCGCGCGCTCCATCACGAACAAGCTGCGCGTTCTGATTGGCGTCACTGCGGATGGCACCCTTGTTGGGGCCAGCGTAGAGGCACGGTCGCGCGTCGAGCTTCTGACGACCACCGGGCAGTCTCTGGCCGAAGGCGCTGGTGCCGCGATCACGACCACCGCGCCTTATACCGGCGGGGAGGCGCTGAAATTCGCGAATGGCCCGGTCGGGAAGCAGTCTGAAGTCACTGGCCCAGGAATCGTAGCGCTGGCAGAACAGACGAATGAAACGATCACGACCGGCATGGTGCGCCGCATCCTCGCGGCCAATCCTGATCGCACTCTGCTTGGTATGGGGCAAGCGTGGGGCGGAGAGACCATTGAGGAAATCAGTCTTGGTGGCGGATCGGGGGTCTATGAGAAAATCCAAGATCAGATTGACCTTGCGGCGGCGCAGTCGCGTGGCGCTGTGGCGCGCGTCGTCAACATGATCAATGGGGAGGCAAACGGCCTTCTCAGCAGCACGGATTTCCATCTCAAGCTGGAGGCATATCGCCAGCAGTTTGCAATCGACTGCGCTGAGCGTCTGGGGCAGACAGAGGTGCCGTATCTGTTCACCTGCCAGACCAGCAGTGTCGCGGGATACAAGGGCGGTTCGATTGCCCTGCGCGATTCCTTCACGACGCCATTCCTTCAGCTTCGGGCGGCGCTGACCAATCCGCTCATTGTGCTGGTCGGGCCGAAATACCAGTATACCTATCTGGATCACAGCCACATCGACTCGCTGTCCACGCGCCTGCATGGCGAGAAATATGGTCAGGTCTACCGGCACGTCATCACTGACCAGCGCCAGTGGTTGCCAGTGCATGCATCAAACGTGCTGCGTGACAACGACGCCATTGTCTTGACGCTCCATTCTCCGGTCGGAATGCCTATTGAGGTCGACACGGTTTCTGTCACTGACCCCGGTGATCTGGGTTTCAACCTGTTGGACGCCGGCGGCGTGACGATCGGAAGCGTGACGCAGACGGGAGACTTCGAGGTCACCGTCGAGTGCAGCGGAAACGTGCCGGAGGGCTCGCGTCTGTCCTATGCGTTCCACAACGGCACGGCTGGCACTTCTGGCTGGAACACCGGAGCGCGTGGCTGCATTCGCGACAGCGATCCGACCCGTTCCATTTTCACCAACGCCGCGATGCCGAATTGGCTTTGCGCGTTCCAGGCAAATTTCTGACGGGGTTTCCAAATGGGTTCGATCTCCACGCTTCTTGACGTCAACAACGCAAGCGACGACCTGCCGGAATGCATCATCTATGACTCCAGCGACATTCTGGCGATGATTCTGGACTGGCCGACGCTCCGCTTTTTCTTTGATTTCTCGGATCACAGCACCATGACCGAGAGCGGTGGTCAGGTTGTCAGTATCGCTGACCTGACCGGAAATTTCGTCGCCACGGCTGAAAGCGGAGAGCGCGCGGTCTATGGTGCGACGGCGATCAATGGCCAGCCCGGTCTGACGTTTGATGGCACGAAGAAGTACAGCGTCCCAAATCTGATGGGTAGCGCCACGAAAATCACTGTGGCGGCGGCGGTGCAGTCCACAGATAGTGGCGCAGCTACGAGCCGGATGGTGCTGGCGGATGCTGGCACAGCCAGCCAAAACCTGTATGTGCGTCAGGATGCGCTGTATCATTTCAATGGCGCTGTCGCGCTGCCGGTGTCGGGTATGCGAGGCCGTCCGGTGAGCTCGATCTGGGCAATGGACTATGACGCGGACGCGGCAGCGATTTATGCAGACGGACTAAGTGCCGTAGGCACCACCAATATTGCAGTCATGACAGGTGCTGCGAATATCGGCGCTTGGAACGATGGAGCCACTGGCAATAGGTTTATCGGAAGTCTGGGCTATCTGGCAGGTTTCACTGAGGACGCGAGCCAGAATCTGGCCCTGCGCAACCTGCTTGAAGAATACAAGCTGCGCCGCTGGCGGGGCTGATCCGTCGAAGTTGTGACGACAATGGCCCGCTTCGGCGGGCTTTTTCATGCCCAGGAGGCGACCTTGCAAATCGAGATGTGGCCGCTCGAGCGGTTGACGCCATATGCGCGCAACGCGCGGACGCACTCGGATGCGCAGGTGGCTCAGATCGCGGCGTCCATCGTGGAGTTCGGCTTCACGAATCCGATCCTTGTTGGCGGTGACGGAACGATCATCGCCGGTCACGGCCGTCTCATGGCGGCGCGGCGGCTCGAGTTGGCCGAGGTGCCGGTGGTGGTGCTGGACCACCTTTCGGATGCGCAGCGCCGGGCGCTGGTGATCGCTGACAACAAGATCGCGGAAAACGCGGGCTGGGACGAGGATCTTCTGAAGGCGGAGCTTGCTGCGTTGAAGCTGGAAGCCTTCGACCTTGAGGTGATCGGGTTCTCTGGTGACGAGCTCGCTGCGCTTCTCGATGATCTGGACGGCGAGGAGACGCCACCGCCGTCGCTGGGTGATCCAGATTTCGTGCCGGAGCCGCCGAAGGCGAATCCGGTCACGCGGCGTGGCGATATCTGGCTGCTAGGGCCGCATCGTCTCATGTGTGGGGACAGCACTTCGCGCGAGGACGTGGAGACGCTGTGCGCTGGCGCTCTGGTGGACGCCTGCTGGACTGATCCGCCCTACAACGTTAATTACGAGGGGTCTGCGGGCAAGATCCAGAACGACAACATGGAGGCGTCGGAGTTCCGGCGCTTCCTCTGTGCGGCATTCTCGGCCGGGTTCGGCTCGATGCGGGCGGGTGCGCCGATCTATGTGGCGCATGCTGACACCGAGGGGCTGAATTTCCGGGCCGCGTTCCGCGATGCCGGGTTCAAGCTGTCCGGTTGCCTGGTGTGGGTGAAGCCTTCTCTGGTGCTTGGCCGTTCGGATTACCAGTGGCGGCATGAGCCGATCCTCTATGGCTGGAAACCTGGTGCTGCCCATTCCTGGTATGGCGGTCGCAACAAGACCACTGTGATCGAGGCGGCACGGCCGCCCTTCCGCGCCATGGCTGATGGCTCTGTGCAGGTCGACGTGGGCGGCGAGGTCTATGTGATCCGCGGCGAGTCCATGACGGTCGAAAGCTACGAGGGCAGTCTGATCTGGCACGAAAAGCCGGCGAAGAATGCGGATCATCCGACGATGAAGCCGGTCGGGATCATCTCGGAGCAGCTGGGCAACAGCACGAGGGCCGGTGATACCGTGCTGGATCTGTTCGGAGGGTCTGGTTCGACGCTGATTGCCTGCCACAAGGATGGGCGGATCGCGCGGTTGATGGAGTTGGACGAGAAGTTCTGCGACGTCATCGTGAACCGCTGGCAGACCTATACGAGCCTCGAGGCGCGGCGCGAAAGCGACGGGCTGACCTTTGCCGAGGCGAAGGATGGACGATGCAAAGCCGCGTGATGTCCATGATCGAGTCGGTGGCGAATGTCGCTGTCGGGCTCGGGGTCGCATTCGCGGCGCAGTTGGTGGTGTTCCCGTGGTTCGGGATCTTCGTGCCGATCAGCACGAATTTCGCAATCTCTGCGGTGTTCACTGTCGTGTCTCTGGTTCGCTCCTACGCGCTGCGCCGGTTGTTTGAGCGGCTTCGGGTGTCGGCATGACCGAGCGCCCGCGTGCCCTGCGTTTCAAGACCGGCGGCGTCCGGCGCGTCATTCATCGCACCGGGACCGCGATGGAGGTCATTGGCCCGCTTTCGCCAGGTGTCCGCGTGACCGGGCTGACGGCTGGTCAGTTTTCGGCCATCGACGCGATGGAGCATATGGTGGACGAGCTTGGTCCTGCGGATGTCCGCATATCGACCTGGACGACCGGGCTTTATGACGTGCAGCGGGCCAAGGAAATTCGGATCGCAGGGCGCATCTCGAGCATCCGCATGTTGCTCGATCGTGGGACGTTCGAGAAGTCGCCAAAGTTCGCCGGGCCCTTGATCGAGGTTCTGGGCTTTGAGGCGTTCAGGTGCCTTTCGGTTCACGCGAAGATCATCATCGTCTCTGGCGAGCGTGGCTCTGCGGTGATGCGCTCGAGCATGAACCTGAACAAGAACCTGCGCACCGAGCAGTTCGATATCGACGTCTGCGACGAGGTCGCGGCGTTCTACACCGAGTGGTTCGACGGGCTCTGGGAAGAGTCGGGCCGGAGCCTCGATAACGTGGCCATCATCAAGGCAGTCTATGACCGCTTCTCTGGCCAGAAGCAGGATGCTGAGTCCGATGGCGCGGCACCGCGCCCGGCGCGCAAACCAAAGGAGCGCCGCCGGGGTGGGTCGAAACTTGAGGACATAACCATGTCGCAGGAGGAGTTCCTGCGGATGCTGGGGGATTGAATGGGGCTCTCGAGACGGCAGTATGCGCAGTATCGCGGCTGCTCGGAGAGCGCGGTGCGCAAGGCGATCTCCACCGGGCGCATCCATGTCGAGGAAGATGGCACCATCGATCCGGTGAAGGCGGATCAGCTTTGGGATGCCCAGACTGATCCTGCGAAGCAGCGCGGGGCCCATGCGCGGGCGCAGCAGGTTGAAACCGCTGCCAGCACGGGCCGTGCGCAGGCCGGGACGAAGCCAGTTCCTCGCGCTGCCATTCAGGCGGTGAACGATACGCTGGACGAGGCCGGAGAATCTCCGGCTCCGGTTGGCGAAGGTGAGGTGTCCTTTCTTCGCGCCCGCATGGCGAATGAGGTTCTGAAGGCGCAGACTTCGAAGGTGAAGCTGCAGAAGCTGAAGGGTGAGCTTGTCGACCGGAACCGCACCGTGTCGCTGGTCTATGACCTGGCTCGCCGTGAGCGCGATGCATGGCTGAATTGGCCGCCTCGGGTCGCCGCGAACATGGCGGCGGAGCTTGGGGTTGAAGCGCACCGCATGGAGGTGGTGCTGGACAAATACCTTCGGGCCCATCTCTCCGAGATGGCCGAGGTGAAGATCGATCTTCGCTGACTGCTGCCGGGCGGCGCTGTCGCGCGGGAGCATTCTACGAGGGTTGTAGCTTGGCGGCTGAGTCGTTCGACGGCGCGGATGAAATCCGGCGCGCGTGGGTTCGTGGGCTTGCGCCCGACCCTGCGCTGACGGTTTCTCAATGGGCTGACCGGCACCGGATTCTGTCGTCTCGGGCGGCGTCCGAGGCAGGGCAGTACCGGACGTCGCGGACGCCTTACATGCGTGCCATCATGGACGCGCTCTCGCCCAGCCATCCGGCGCAGCGGGTGGTGTTCGCCAAGTCGGCGCAGGTGGGCGCGACCGAGGTTGGCAATAACTGGATCGGCTTCTGCATCCATCGGGTGCCGTCGCCTTTCTTGGCGGTGCAGCCCACCGTCGACATGGCGAAGCGTCTTTCGCAGCAGCGCCTCGATCCTCTGATCGAGGATAGCCCGGTGCTGCGCGAGTTGGTGATGCCGTCCCGCTCGCGGGACAGCAACAACACCATCCTGTCAAAGCGGTTTCCCGGCGGGCAGTTGATCCTCGCCGGGGCCAACAGCGCGGTCGGGCTTCGCTCGATGCCGGCGCGGATGATCTTTCTGGACGAGGTTGATGCCTATCCGGGGGATGTGGACGACGAGGGCGATCCTATCGCTCTGGCGGAGGCGCGGACTCTTTCGTTCGGGCACCGCAAGAAGCTGTTTCTGGCCTCGACGCCGACGATCAAGGGGCTGTCCCGCATCGAGCGTGAGTTCGAGGCGTCGGATCAGCAGCGGTATCACGTTCCCTGCCCCCATTGCGGGGGTCTGCAGCATCTCGAGTTCGAGCGGCTGAAATGGGAATGGGGGCGGCCGGAGACGGTGGCTTACCAGTGCGTCCATTGTGAGGAGTTCATTGAGGAGCGGTTCAAGACCGAGTTCATGGCCGAGGAAAACGGCGCATGCTGGATTGCCACCGCTTCCGAGGAACAGGTCGATGCGGCCCGGCGGGCTGGAATCGTCGGGTTCCATATCAACGGGCTGTATTCTCCGCTCGGGTGGCTGTCGTGGATCGATATCGCCAGGCAGTGGGAGCAGGCGCAGGGTGTGGACGCCAACATCAAGGCGTTCAAGAACACCATTCTGGGCGTCACATGGCAGGAGAAGGGCGAGGCCCCGGATTGGCAGCGCCTCTACGAGCGCCGCGAGACGGAGTTCAAGTTCGGAACGGCACCCACGGGGGTGCTGGTGCTCACTGCCGGTGTCGACGTGCAGCGGGACCGGATCGAGATATCGGTCTGGGGCTGGGGCCGTGGCCTCGAGTCCTGGCTGGTGGATCATATCGTCCTCGAGGGCGACCCTGGGCAACAGGAGGTGTGGGATCGTCTGACCGAGTTGGTCGGGCGGACGTGGCGGCACGAATGCGGCCTTGAAATGGTGTTGTCGCGTCTGGTGATCGACTCCGGCGACCAGACGAACACGGTTTACACCTGGGTTCGCTCGGTCGGGCAATCGCATGTCATCGCCATCAAGGGCATTGAGGGGTTCGACCGCGCCGCGCCAGTTGATGGCCCGACCTACGTCGAGGTGTCGATCGGCGGCAAGCGCCTGCGGCGCGGCGTGAAGCTGTGGAAGGTATCGGGGCCGGTATTCAAGTCAGAGACTTATCGCTGGCTGCGTCTGGTGCGGCCGACCGACGAGGATCTTGAGGGCGGCGCACAATGGCCTGCGGGTTACATGCACCTGCCCGGCACCATGAGCGCCGAAATGGTCAAGCAGCTGACCGCCGAGGAGCTTCGGACGGTCAAGACGAAGAAGGGCTATCAGAAGCTCGAGTGGCACCAGACGCGGGAGCGGAACGAGGTTCTGGACTGCCGTGTCTACGCTCGGGCCGGTGCATGGCTCATGGGCATGGATCGCTGGGACGAGGCCCGCTGGGCGGCTCTTGAGGAGCAGCTGAAGCCGGTTTCCGATCCTTACAGAGAAGCAAAACCCGCGGGCCGGACGGTGGCCACGGGCGCAAAACGGCGGCGGAAGTATTCCAGCCGCTACATGGAGTAATGCATGACGCTGGATCAGATGAAGGCCCGGCTCGATGCCATGCTTGAGGCGCGGTTCTCGGGTGTTCGTGTCGTGAGCTACGAGGGAAAGCGCGTCGAGTATCCGTCCGATGCGGACATGGCTCGGGCCATTTCTGATCTCGAGCGGCGGATCGCACGCGCGGAGGGCAAGACGTCCCGTGTCGTGCGCGCCTATGCGGTGAAGGATCTGTGACATGGGCATGATGAAGAGCTTTCGCCGTCGCATGGGCGCGTTCTTCGGCACGGGTGGTTTCGATGCTGCCCTGTCGCATCGTCGGCTTCGCGGATTCCGTCCATCGCGCGCCCATGTGAACGTTCTTCTGCAGGCCGCTGGCCCGGAAATGTCCAGCCGTGCGCGCTGGCTGGTTCGCAATAATGGCTACGCTACCAACGCGGTTGAAAGCTGGGCGTCGAATGTCGTTGGCGATGGGATCAAGCCGAATTCGCAAATCACAACCGCGTCTCGCAAACGCGCGCTACAGCAGTTGTGGCTGGACTGGACTGACGAGGCGGACGCCGAGGGCTTGACCGATTTTTACGGTTTGCAGCGGCGTGGCGCTCGGGAAGTGTTCATGACTGGCGAGGTGTTCCTGCGCTTTCGCCCGCGGCGGATGCAGGATGGACTTTCTGTTCCGTTCCAGCTGCAGATGCTTCCATCTGAAATGCTGCCCATGGAGAAGAATGAGCAGCTGGCCAGTGGCGGAGAGATTCGGCAAGGGATTGAGTTCGATCTGATCGGTCGGCGGGTTGCCTATCACTTCTACAAGCGGCACCCCGGAGATTATTCGTCGCGCGGTATTGCCGCTGGGGAGACGGTGCGGGTTCCTGCAGAGGATGTCGTGCATATCCTTGATCCGCTTGAGGCCGGGCAGTTGCGCGGCGTTTCGCGGTTTTCGGCGGCGATCGTCAAGATGTTCCTTCTGGATCAATATGACGATGCCGAGCTCGACCGGAAGAAGGTTGCGGCGCTCTATGCGCTCTTTGTCACCTCTGGTCTTGGCGAGGACGGTCCTATTCCCTCCGGGGACTCTGACGGGTCTGCAGGAGAGCCGGACGCGCTCGAGCTTTCGCCTGGCACCATTCTGCGCCTGGAGGAAGGTGAGCAGATCACGGTAACTGATCCGGCTGAATCCGGTTCAACCTATGAGCCTTTCCAGTACCGGACCCTGCTGCAGATCGCGGCGGGACTTGGCGTTCCTTACGGCTATCTGACCGGCGACACCGCCAAGGGGAATTTCGCTAATTCTCGCCTTGGTCTTATGGATTTCCGGCGGCGCATTCAGGCGTTCCAGCACAATGTCATGGTGTTCCAGATGTGCCGTGCTGTCTGGGCTCGGTTTCTCGATACGGCAGTGTTGTCGGGTGCGATTTCGCTGCCGGGATACGAGCGCAAGCGCCGGGATTACCTGCGCTGCAACTGGCTGCCGACGCGCTGGGATTGGGTCGATCCTCAGAAGGATATCCGGGCTGAGATTGAACAGATCGAGGCCGGGCTTAAGAGCCGTTCGCAGGCGATCTCCGAGCGCGGCTACGACGCGGAGCAGCTTGACGATGAAATTGCGGCGGATCGTGCGCGCGAGCGGCGGCTGAACCTTGATTTCCGGCGGGCAGGATCGGCTGCCGGGCCGCAGTCGGACACGCAGGACGAAAACCGGGCGGATGATCGGCCCGAGGACAGAGGTTAACCCATGCGCTATCCACAGATTGCCCAGCGGGCGTTCAACACCCCGCTGCTGGTCGACCCTGCCAAGGCGCAGGCGTTTCTCGTCGGCTTCGGTGCAAGGATCATGGGCGGGCAGATCATCCTGCCTGCGGTGGATGTCGACGGCGAGCGTGCGGAGCGTGCCAGCCGTGTCGGCCCGCGCCTTTCGATCATTGGCGGCGATGTTGGCAAGCGGCGGCGCGAGCGAGGCGAGTCGCTCTATCCGGTTCGGGATGGCGTTGCCATCATCGAGGCCACCGGCACGATGGTTCATCGCGGCGCATGGCTCGGGGAGTCGTCCGGCGAGACGTCTTACGAGGGGCTCGCGGCGCAGATTGAGGCGGTGAAGGCGGATGCTTCCGTGCGCGGTGTCGCGGTCGAGTATGACACCTTTGGCGGCGAGGCATCCGGGGTGTTCGACCTTTCGGACATGATGCGGGATCTGCGCTCGGCAAAGCCTGTTTGGGCGTTCATCGCGGAATCGGCCCTGTCGGCCGGGTATGCCATGGCCAGCCAGTCGGATCGGATCATCGTTCCGCGCACCGGGGCCGTGGGCAGCATCGGTGTTGTCTGCATGCATGTCGACTACAGCGAGAAGCTGGCCGACGAGGGCATTGCGATCACCCTGATCCATGCCGGTGCCCACAAGGTCGACCGGAATCCCTTCGAACCTCTGCCTGATCCTGTTCGGGATCGGATGCAGGTGGAGGCGGAGCGGCTGCGTGGCATCTTTGCGGAGACGGTTGCTGCCGGGCGCGGCGCGCGTCTTTCGAAGGATGCGGCGCTTGCCACCGAGGCGCGCGTCTACAGCGGCGAGAGTGCGGTTCAGGCCGGTCTTGCCGACGAAGTCTCGGACCTGCGCAGCGCCTTCGCTGCGTTCTCGGCCAAGGTGAACGGCCGTTCCATCAACATCCCTTTCATCGGAGCCGCCGCGGGCGGTGCAAAACAGGAGACGACCATGTCGGCCAAGACGACCAAGACGACCGCGGCGGCGGAAACCGAAACCGGCGAAGCGGAAGAAAACGGCCAAGCCGTGACCACGCCGCCCAGCGAAGAAAAGCCCGCCGCCGCTGCGGCTCCGGCTGTTGCGCAGGCTTCCATCTCGCGCGCGGATGCGGCTGCTCTGGCCGACATCGCCGCGCAGGCCGGGCGTATCGGCGTGAACGTGGATCTGGCATCGGCGCTGCGCGATGGCACTTCGCCGGATGCGTTGCGCGCGAGTGTGCTTGATGCAGCCGCGAAGGCTTCGGAGTCGAAGCATGTCAGCACCACCCATGCGCCGAAGGAATCGCCTGGCGACAAGCCCAAGGGCGACAGCCCCATTGTCGCTGCGGCCAAGGCTGCGGCGGCCAAGGCGCAAGCCGGTCGCGCTCACTGAGTCAACGCAGCGCCGGGTGATCGGCGCTGTTCATCGTTTCATCCTGAAAGGACCATGCAATGGCTCCCCTTCGCAAAGGCCCCACCGAGGGCGACATCCTGAAGTTCGATCTCGACAAGAATTATACGCGCGAGGTCGTCACCCTGAAATCCGGCACCAACTACGCGCTCGGCTCGGTGCTGGGCGAAGTGACCGCCGATGGCGAGTTCACGCTTTCCCCGAACGCTGAAACGGTCGGAATCGAGGGCGCGGAAACCGCAGCGGCGGTTCTGATCGAGGCTGTCGACGCCACCGATGCTGACATGCCCGGCGTGGTGATCCGTCGCGGCCCGGCCATCGTGGCGCAGGGTGAGCTTGTCTACCACTCGAGCGTCAACGACGACACCAAGAAGGCGGCCAAGCGCGCCCAGCTGGTGACGCTCGGCATCATCCCGCGCGTGAACGCGTAACGAGCGCGCGGCGCTCATCAACCTTTCAAGGAGAGATCAATGTCTCGCATCATCAACCCCTTTGATGTGGGGGGGTATGGCCTCGCGGAAATGACCGAGGCCATCAACATCCTGCCCAACCTCTACACGCGCCTGGGCGAGATCGGGCTGTTTGAGTTCGAGGGTGTCACCCAGCGCTCGGTGATCATCGAGCAGTCCGAAGGCATCCTGAGCCTGCTGCCCAGCCAGCCGTGGGGCGCTCCGGCCACGGTCGGGTCGCGCGAGGGCCGCTCCATGCGGTCGTTCGCGGTGCCGCACATCCCGCATGATGACGCCATCACGGTGGCGGACATTCAGGGCATTCGCGGGCTCGGGACGGATAACCCGGAGCAGGTGGCGGCGGTGATGAACCGCAAGCTGACGCTGATGCGTCGGAAGCATGCGGCCACGCGCGAATACATGGAAGTGAACGCGCTGCGCGGAATCGTGAAGGATGGCGCTGGCACCACCCTCAACAACTATTTCACTGAGTTCGGGCTCACCCAGATCTCGGTGGATTTTGTGCTGGGTACCGCTGGCACGAACATCCAGAGCAAGGTGCGTTCGGTTACCGGCCAGATGGAGGACAATCTTCTGGGCGAAACCATGACCAGCGTTCGCGCGCTGTGCAGCCCGGAATGGTTCGACAAGTTCATTGGCCACGCGAAGGTCGAGGACGCCTACAAGTACTTCACCTCGTCCAATGGGAATCCCTTGCGTGAGGATATGCGGCGGAGCTTCCCATTCCAGGGCGTTCTGTTCGAGGAGTACCGCGGCGCAGTCACGCTTTCGACCGGCGTGACGGAGCGGCTGATCCCGTCGGGCGAGGCCATCGCCTTCCCGATCGGCACGATGGACACCTTCCGCACCTATGGCGCGCCGGCAAACCTTCTGGAAACGGCCAACACGGTCGGTCAGGAGATGTATGCGCGTCAGATGATCGAACCGAAGGGCCGGTGGATCGATCTGATGACCGAGGCCAACATCCTGCCGGTCAACAAGCGTCCGCGTCTGGCGATCCGCCTGTATTCGTCCAACTGATCACGGCTTGCGCGCCACGTTGCGCGCAGGCTTTCCACGTTACTTGCAGTCGCTCAGATGCCCGGAAACTCGCCCGGCGTCTGCGCGGCTGTCACTCTTTCCCGAAATGGTGACGCGCATGTCCGCCTTCTCTGCTGCAGTCGATGTTCTGTTCCGCGATCCGCATTTGTCGCGGGCGGCGCAATGGCGGGCCGGTGGTTCTGGTCCGGCGGTGGATGTGCGGGTGATCATGCGGGCACCGGACGATGTGGTGTCCTGGCGCTCGACACGCGCCCGCGTCGAGACGGTATTCATCGACGTCAGGGTGTCCGAGGTCGCGGCGTTGGCGAAAGGCGACACGTTCACGGTCGACGGTTCGACCTTCGTGGTGAGCGGAGCGCCGGAGCGCGACTCCGAGCGGCTGGTCTGGAAGGCGGAGGCTTCCGAGTGATGCGGATCGACGTTTCGCTTGATGCGAATATCGCGGGCATCCTCGAGAGCGAGATTCTTGCCGGTGAGCGGGCAGTGACCGGCGGCGTCCGCGAGGTTGGCGATTGGGTCAAGGCTGAATGGCGCGGCCAGGTGGTCGGTGCTGGCCTTGGTGAGCGTCTGGCAAACACCATACGGCAGAACAACTATCCCGCTCGCGGGGAATCGATCAGCGCGGCGTCACTGGTGTTTGCGCGGCCGAACCGGAAGCGGAACAGCGCCAGCGCGGCGGATGTGATCGACGCTTTCAATCGCGGCGTTCTCATCCGTTCGGTGAATGGCCTGTATCTTGCCATCCCGACCGTAGCGGCGGGGCGCATTGCCGGTTCCGGCCGGTATAAGCGGATCACGCCGCATCGTTGGGAGGAGCGCACCGGCATGGCGCTTCGGTTCGTGTATCGGCGCGGTCGGCCTTCGCTTTTGGTGGCGGACGATGCGCGTCTCAGCAAGAGCGGCTTTGCGGCGCAGAAGCGCGGCAAGCGGCGGCGCGATGGCATCCTGTCGGGGGCGATGACGATTCCGATCTTCATTCTGTTGCCGCAGGTGCGGCTGAAGAAGCGGCTGGATCTGGACCGCGTTGCGAACGCCGCATCGTCGCGGTTGCCAGGTGCGATCCTTCGGCGCTGGAAATAGGGGGCGTTCATGCCGAGCAAGTCCGAGCAGGTGTTGCAGGCGCTGTTTGCGGTTCTAGAGGACGGGCTGCCCGGCGTGGCAGTGCTGCGCAACAGTTCCGTGCCTGAAATCATCCCTGCGGCGGGTCTGGTCATCATGCATGACGGTGACCCCGGCGAGTATGAGTTCCTGTTCTCTCCGCCCTGCTACTACTACGAGCATCGCGCGGAGATCGACGTGATTGTCGATGCCCGCGATCCTGCTGATCGTGACGAGCTATTCGACACCATCAAGACGAACGTTGCGGCTGCCCTCGCCGTCGACCGGACCCTTGGTGGGCTGTGTGATTATGTGCTTGGCGAGGCTCCTGCGCCTGCCGAGTTGCCGGTGGAGGGCGGGGACGGTCTGAAAGCAGCGGTCATTCCGATCATGCTGGCCTACGACACGCCTGATCCTCTGGCCTAGAGGCAGTTCAACAGGCCCGCTGGGCCGCTTTCGAGAAAGGAAACACCACCATGGCACGTGCGCAGGGCGCGCGGGCGCAGATGGCGCTCGGCTTCGAATCCGTCTACGGCACCCCGCCGGCGTCGGGCACTTTCTGGCGGATGCCATTCGCCAGCACCAACCTCGGGTCGGAGCAGCCGCTTCTGTCGTCCGAGTTGCTGGGTTATGGGCGCGATCCGCTCCCGCCGGTCAAGGATGCCATCACGGCGGATGGCGACGTGGTCATTCCCATCGACGCCCGGTTCTTCGGCGTCTGGCTGAAGGCCGCATTCGGTTCGCCCACCACGACCGGCTCGGGGCCCTACGAGCATGAGTTCCGCTCGGGCAGCTGGGCGCTTCCGTCCATGTCCATTGAAGTCGGCATGCCGGAGGTTCCGCGCTTCTCCATGGTCAGCGGCAGCGTTCTCAATTCGCTGTCCTGGACGATGTCGCGGTCTGGGCTGATCACCGCGACGGCGAACATGCGGGCGCAGGGTGAAACGCCTGCAGTGGCATCTGCGGCCGGGTCTCTGGTCGAGATGGCGCTGACGCGCTTTGGCGCGTTCAATGGTGCCGTCAAGCGCAACGGGTCGCAGCTTGGCAACATCACTTCCGCCGAGGTGACCTACAGCAACAATCTGGACCCCATCGAGACGATCCGTGACGATGGGATGATCGACGGTGCTGATCCTTCGATCGCGTCCTGCACCGGCAATATCAACGTCCGCTTTGCGGACACGACCCTCATCGACCAGGCGGTCAACGGGGATTCCTGCGAGCTCGAGTTCTCCTATTCGCTCGGGGCATCTGCGAGCTTCGTGTTCACGGTGCATGACGTCTATCTGCCCAAGCCGCGCGTGCCGTTGGAAGGCCCGGCCGGTGTGCAGACCGCGTTCGCCTGGCAGGCGGCGAAGGATGGTGTTGTCGGGCGCATGGTCACCGCCGTTCTGACCAATGACGTGCCGGATTACACCCTGCCGTGATCGCTGTTTCGGGCCGCAGATTGCCTGCGGCCCGTTCTTTTGACCTGAAACCCAAGGAAGGAAATTCCGCATGATCCGTCTCAATATCGCGTCCGGTCCCCGGTGGATCGACGTGCTTGAAGGGGTGCGCTTCAAGATGCGCCCCTGCACATCGACCATCATGGCCGAGGCGCGCAGTTCGGAGAGCATCGAGAAGCTGGTGGAGGCTGGTGCGAGCAATCAGGCGCTTGCAATCTGCCTCGCAAAAGAGGTGGCGGTTCTGGCGCTCGAGGAATGGGATGGCGTCGGCGGCGAGGATGGCGCTCCGGTTGCTCCGTCGCGGGAAGCTATCGGTGCGGCGCTCGACATCTGGCCGATCTTCGAGGCGTTCCAGACGAAATACATGGCTCCGGCTCTGGCCATGGATACGGAAAAAAACGGCTCCGCGCCCTCGCAGACTGGCACTTCGGCGGCGGCGACCAATACTGCGAAGGGTGCCCGGAGCCGTGCGAAGAGTGCCCCTACCGCGTCAACCGGCCGGAAACGATAGAGGGCGCTGAGGTCTGGGATCTTGCGCGCCGTATGACGGGCCAGCAGCGCGTTGTTGCTGGCGGTCTCGGACGACCGTTGGTCATCGGATGGGATTTGGGTGCTGGCCTCGCAATGGCCCGCGCTCTCGGCGTGAACATGCTTCTCGCCGCAGAAATGCTGCCGGTTTTCGAGCAGATCGCGGTGGCGAAATTCAACAGCGAAGGGGCGCAGGACTATGACTGAAAGGCGGGTAAATGTGCGCCTCGCCGCTGTTGGCGGCAACAAGCTGAAGGCGGACCTTGTCTCCATTGGCAAGGAAGGCCGGCAGGCGCTCCGGCTCATCGAGGAATCCGGTGCGCCCGCCAGCGCTGGTCTGAATCTTGCCGGTCAGGCGGCTGGCGATCTCATGGTTCGCCTCGAGGCGCTGGCCTCTCGTGCTGCCCGCGCCGCTGCGAACATGAACGACATGGCTGCCACTGGTGGCAGCGTCATGTCGCGCGTGAACCAGTCGACTGGCGTCACCGGACGCATGGCGCGGGATTCCGAGGATATTGCGGCCTATGGCCGCGCGCTGGATGATCTGCGGGCGAAGTTCAATCCGCTGTTTGCAGAGCAGCGCCGTCACGCTGAATCCATTGCCGAGATTGATCGGGCGGCGCGGGTCGGCGCGATCACCCTTGAGGAATGGGTGGCTGCCACGCGGCGTGAGGAGGCTGCGAACGCGGCGGCGGCAAACTCCATTCGCCAGCGGCAGGCGGCGTTCGATAATTTCGTCAACACCGGCCTGCGCGACAAGATCAACGAGATTGTCGGGGTGACCGGGACGCTGGCGCGCACCTCGGACGACATGGCTGCTTTCAGTGCGGCGATGGATGACGCTCGGGCGAAGTTCAGCCCGCTCTATGCTGAAATGCGTCGGCACAATGACGCCATGGCTGAAATGGACCGCCTCTACAAGGCGGATATCCTGAGTAAGCAGGAGTTCATTTCCGCCACCAACCGCGAGGTCGCGGCGCATGCAGAGGCGACGGCTGCGATCCGTCAGCGTCAGGCGGCGCTCGACAACATGGTCAACACCGGCCTGCGGGATCGGATCGATAGCGTCACGGGCGTCTCCGGCGATCTCGCCCGGAACGCCGAGGATGTCGCGGCCTATGGCCGCGCGCTGGACGATGCGCGGGCCAAGTATAACCCGCTGTTCGCCACGATCCGGCAGTATCTGGCTGCCAAGGAGGAGGTGAAGAACGCGCACCGGGCTGGCGCGATCAGCGCGGACGAGGAAACCGCTGCGCTGTCTCGTCTGCGGCAGGCTCACCTGAAGGATATCGCCATCCTGAAAGGTCGCGCTCAGGGCTATCAGCAGATGGAGAAGGCGGGCGGTCTGGCCCGCTTCCAGATGGTGCAGCTTGGCTACCAGCTGAACGATATCGGCGTGTCTCTGGCCTCGGGCCAGAATCCCTTTGTCGTCTTGGTGCAGCAGGGCGCGCAGATCCAGCAGATCTACGGGAACGGGAATGGTGGGGTCACCGCCATGTTCCGGCAGATGGTCCAGATGATCCGTGCGATTCCCGGCTGGCTGAAGCTCATCGCCATCGTCGGCGGCACCGCGCTCGGCGGGCTTGTCCATGAAATCAACGAGGTTTCGTCGGTCACGGTCACGCTTGGGGATACCGCTCTGGCCGTCTGGCAGGTGATCTCGGAGGGCATCTACGACTTCATCAAGCCTGCGACGGACAAGATCGGTGAATGGTTCAGCGCGGCTTGGGATGTGGTGATCGCGGGCGTGAAGCTGGTTGGCAACAGCCTGATCAACGGCATCACCATCGCTGTCACAGTCGTGGGTGGCGAGTGGAAGCGGATGGCCGATATTGCCGTCGCTGCCTATGAGGGCATCCGCGACACCTGGGGCATGCTTCCTTCTGCCATCGGTGATTTTGCCTATCAGGCCGCCAACAGCCTGATCTCCGGCGTCGAGAGCATGCTGAATGCGGTTGTCCAGCGGATCAACAGCTTCATCGGCATGCTGAATAATGCGCTTTCGGCGCTGCCCGAGTGGGCGGTTGGCGAGGGCGGTATCAAGATCGGTGAGCTTGGTGAGATCAAGTTCGGCCGGATCGACAATCCCTATGCGGGCGCTGGCAAGGCGATCACGGATGTGGCTGGCCGCATCACCGCCGCTGCGACCCAGACCAACGAGGGGTTGGCGAAGGCCGGGGAAATCTGGAACCGCGACCCCATGGGCGGCTTCTTCGACTCTATTCGGACGCGCGCGGAGGAAAACGCCCGCAAGCGCCTCGAGGACGAGAAGAAGAAGAAGGGCGGCGGCGGCGGCAAGAAGGCAGAGAAGGACGAAACCGACGAGCTCATCAAGTCGCTTGAGCAGGAGATGGCGGTCCTGCGTGAAACGGACCCCATCAAAAAGAAGATGCTCGAGTATTCGAAGCAGCTTGCCACGGCGACCGACGAGCAGAAGCAGAAGGTTCTGGATCTGGTCGTTGCGCTCGACAAGGAGAAGAACGGCTGGGCTGCTGTTCCTCGCGCGCTGAAGGAGTATGCGGAAGGCGCGAAGCGCATGGGCGAGGACATTGGCAAGGTTCTTGTCGGGGCCTTCGACTCTGCCGCTGACGCGCTGGCCGAGTTTGTGAAAACCGGCAAGCTGTCGATCAGTGATCTGGCGACGTCGATCATCGCGGATTTCGCGCGGATCGCGTTCAAGTCCTACATCATGGGTCCGATTGCCGGTGCCCTCGGGAACGCCTTGTCCGGCAGCGGCGTCGGCTGGCTGAAGAACATCGGGGCCAGCATCACGGCTGCCGTGCAGCACACGGGCGGCAGTGCCGGGTTCGGCGCGGCGCGGCAGGTTCCTGCCCTTGCCTTTGCCAATGCGCCGCGTCTGCACAGCGGCACACCGCTCGGTCTGCGGTCGGATGAGTATGCCGCGATCCTGCAGCGCGGGGAGCGGGTGCTGAACCGCCGGCAGACGCAGGCTTATGAGTCCGGCATGGGCGGCTCGCCCACGGTCGTCAACATCAACGGAGTGAGGGACATGGCCAGCTTCCGCAAATCGCGGACTCAGATCGCGGCGGATATGTCGCGGTTCATGGGCATGTCGCGGAGAGCTATGTGATGGCGTTTCACGAGGTTCGCTTTCCCGACAACATCAGCCGGGGCGCGCGTGGCGGGCCCCGGCGTCTGACGCAGGTGATCGAGCTTGCGTCGGGCGACGAGGAGCGGAACGGCTCATGGGCAAATTCCCGGCGCGTCTACGATGTCTCCTACGGCATCCGCAACGCGAACGACCTGGATTCGGTGGTGCATTTCTTCGAATCCCGCATGGGTCGGCTCTACGGTTTTCGCTTCAAGGACTGGCTCGATTACAAGTCCTGCAAGCCCATGCAGATTTCGCTGCCGATGGATCAGGTGATCGGCACAGGCGACGGGTCGCAGACGCAGTTCCAGCTGGTGAAGGTCTACGCCTCCGGCGCGCAAAGCTGGACGCGGACGATCACGAAGCCGGTGGCGGATACCGTTCGTGTGGCGCTGGCCGGTGTCGAGCAGGCGTCGGGCTGGTCGGTCAGCACCAGCACCGGGATCGTGACTTTCTCAGCCGCTCCTGGTGTCGGAGTCACGGTCACCGCCGGGTTCCAGTTCGATGTGCCTGTGCGGTTCGACACCGACCAGCTTGACGTGACGCTGGATATCGAGCGGCTCGGCTCGATCCCTTCCATTCCCTTGATCGAGGTGCGGCGATGAAGTCTCTCTCCGGTGCGCTGCAGTCTCATCTGGACTCGGGCACCACCACGCTCTGCTGGTGCTGGAAGATCACGCGCAAGGACGGCGTGATTCTGGGGTTCACCGATCACGACCTTCCGCTGTCTTTCGGTTCGGTCGACTATGAGCCGGAGAGCGGTTTCAGCGCCTCGGAGATCCGCGCAGGGTCCGAGTTGAACGTCGACGCGCAGGATGCGGAGGGCGTTCTGAGTTCGGATCGGATCACCGAGACGGACATCATCGACGGGCTCTGGGACGGGGCGGAGGTTGAGGTCTGGCGCGTCAACTGGAATGCAGTCAGCCAGCGGGTGCTGATGCGGCGCGGTGCCATCGGTGAAATCCGGCGCGGGCGCGCGGCCTTCACCGCTGAAATGCGCTCGCTGGCGCATGTGCTGGATCAGTCCATCGGCCGGACGTTCCAGTATAGCTGCGACCGCATGTTGGGGGATGCAAAGTGCAGGGTGAACCTTGCGCTGGCCGCGTTCAATGGCACGGGCGCGGTGGCCGATCTGATCCGGGATCGCGGGTTCACGGCGACCGGCCTTTCCAGCTTCTCGACCGGCTGGTTTGCGAACGGGATTCTGACCTGGACGACCGGCGACAACGCCGGGCGGCGGGCGGAGATCACGGTGCACTCGAAGGATGGGGCGGTGGTGGCCCTGTCCCTGCTTGAGGCTCCGGTGCGCGGCATCCAGGTGGGTGATGCTTTCACCATTGTGGCGGGCTGCGACAAGCAGGCCGGGACGTGCTGGGCCAAGTTCGCCAACATCGAGAATTTCCGGGGCTTTCCGCACATCCCCGGTCAAGATGCGGTCATCCGCTTTGCGAAGAAGGGCAACGTCAACGATGGGAGGCCGCTGTGATCGCGGCGTCACCTTCGGTTGTCATCGCGGCGGCGCGGGAATGGCTCGGGACGCCTTACCACGATCAGGCGAGCAAGCGCGGTGTTGGCTGCGACTGCCTCGGGCTCGCCCGCGGCGTCTGGCGTGATGTCGTCGGGCAGGAGCCGGTCGACGTGCCGCCCTATGGTCGCGGCTGGGGCGAAGTCGGCCAGCGTGAGGTTCTGGCGAACGGCGCGCGGCTTTGCATGATCGAGATTGACCCTCTTGAGGCTGGCCCCGGCGCTGCAGTCCTGTTCCGCATGCGTGAGCAGGCCATCGCCAAGCACATCGGCATCCTGACCGGGCCGGAGTCCTTCATCCACAGCTATGAGCGGCATGGCGTCATCGAGCAGCCGCTCACGCTCGCATGGCGGCGGCGCATCGCCTTTGCCTTCCTCTATCCGCAATCGGAATCCTGATCCCATGGCAACTCTTGTTCTCGGCGCTGCAGGGCAAGCGCTTGGCGGCGCTTTGTTCAGCGGCAGCTTCCTCGGGCTGACCGGGGCGGCCCTGGGCGGCATGATCGGCTCCACCATCGGTGGGTTCATCGATAACTGGATCATCATGGCGATGCAGCCCGGCCAGCGCTACGAGGGGCAGCGGCTGGATTCGGTGCGGGTCACGTCCTCGACCGAGGGCGTTGTGATGCCTCGCGTGTTCGGGGTGACGCGGATCGGCGGCAACATCATCTGGGCCACGGATTTCCGCGAGGAGGTCACCGAGACGCGCCAGGGCGGCAAGGGCGGCGGGCCTTCTGTCACGACCACCGAGTATACCTACTACTCGTCCTTTGCGGTCGCACTGTGCGAGGGCGAGATCACCGGCATTGGTCGCATCTGGGCGGATGGCGAGTTGCTCGACACCAGCGGCATCGCCTGGCGCTGGTATCCCGGCGACGAGGATCAGGAGCCTGATCCGGCGATCGTCGCGGCGATGGGTGCGGATGCAACGCCGGCGTATCGCGGCACGGCCTACGTGGTGTTCGAGGATCTGCTGCTGACGGATTTCGGGAACCGGATTCCCCAGCTGACCTTCGAGGTGTTCCGCCCGCTGCCTGACTCGGACACGGCGGAGGGTCTGGTTCAGGCGGTCACGCTGATCCCGGCCACGGGCGAGTTCGCCTATGCGACCGAGGTCATCAAGACCGGCGATGACTTCGTCAATTCGAACGCGCTTGAGGGCCGGGCCGATCTGGCTGTCTCGCTTGACATGCTCGAGGCGCTCGCGCCGGAGGTCAAAAGCGTCTCTGTGGTCGTGGCATGGTTCGGGGACGATCTTCGGTGTGGCAACTGCGAGATCAAGCCCGGCGTGGAGAGCCTGTCGCGCGAGACTGTGCCTTCGCAGTGGGTCGTGAACGGGGTTCCGCGTGCCTCTGCCTATCTGGTGTCGCAGGATTCGTTCGGTCGGCCCATCTTCGGCGGCACTCCGTCTGACAAGTCGATCGTGCAGACCATCAAGGCGCTGAAGAACCGGGGTTATGCGGTCACCTTCTATCCGTTCATCCTCATGGACGTGCCGGACGATAATTCGCTGCCGAATCCTTATTCCGACAATGCGGCCGAGGTCGGGCAGCCAGCTTTCCCATGGCGTGGCCGCGTCACCTGCTCTCCGGCTGCGGGCTATGTCGGATCGGTCGACAAGACGGCTACGGCCGGGTCGCAAGTTGCGAGCTTCTTCGGATCGGCCACGGTCGGAAACTTCAGCGTTTCCGACGAGACGGTGTCCTGGACGGGCGGTGCGGATTGGGGCTATCGCCGCATGATCCTGCACTATGCGCATCTCTGCGCGGCGGCGGGCGGCGTTGATGCCTTCCTGATCGGGTCCGAGCTTCGCGGCCTCACCTCGATCAGGAGCGGTGCCACGACCTTCGCCACGGTGGCGCGGCTGCAGACGCTGGCGGCGGATGTTCGCTCAATCGTCGGCGGCGGCACGAAGATCGGCTATGCGGCCGACTGGTCGGAGTATTTCGGGCATCACCCTGCGGATGGTTCGGGCGATGTGTTCTTCCATCTCGATCCGCTCTGGGGGCATGCGGACATCGACTTCGTCGGGATTGATAACTACATGCCGCTGTCGGATTGGCGGGATGGCTGGGACCATCTCGACGCGCAGTCCGGCGTGCCAAGCATCTATGATCTGGATTACCTGCGGTCGAACGTTGCCGGTGGCGAAGGGTTCGACTGGTTCTATGCCTCTGACGCGGATCGGTCGGCGCAGGTTCGGACTCCGATTGCGGACGGGGCCTATGGCAAGCCATGGGTGTTCCGCTACAAGGATCTGATTTCCTGGTGGTCAAACAGCCACCGGAACCGGCCGGGCGGCGTGGAGAGCGGTTCGGACACCGCATGGGTGCCGCAGTCAAAGCCGATCTGGTTCACCGAGCTTGGCTGCCCGGCTGTTGATCGCGGCACCAATCAGCCGAACGTCTTTCACGACCCCAAGTCGTCGGAGAGCTTCGTTCCGTATTTCTCGCGCGGCTGGCGTGATGACGGCATCCAGCGCGCCTACCTCGAGGCGACCTATTCGCATTGGGGCAACAATGCGAACAACCCGCTTTCCCCGGTCTATGGCGGCCGCATGGTGCGTCTCAATCGCTGCGCCGCATGGACGTGGGACACGCGCCCGTATCCGTTCTTCCCGAGCCTGACGGATGTCTGGGCGGACGGAGAAAATTGGCGGCTCGGGCACTGGCTGAATGGTCGGCTCGGGTCGGTATCGCTGCGGGCGCTGGTCCGGGATCTCTGCCGCGCCGCTGGCCTGCCGGACAGCCGGTTCGACGTGACCGGGCTGACCGGGGCGGTCGAGGGCTATGTGATCGGCTCCATCGAGTCGCCCAAGGTTTCGATTGCCATGCTGGCCCGGCACTTCGGGTTTGACGCGGTCGAGACCGAGGGCGTGATCCGGTTCGTCTCGCGCGGTCGGCTCCCGTCCGTCTCGGTCACCACCGACGATCTGGTCGGCTCCGGTGACAGCGGCGAGGTCATGGAGATCGTGCGCGGGCAGGAGACGGAGCTTCCGCAGGCGCTCAAATGGCAGCTGGCGCGCAATGACGAGGAGTTCGACGCGGTGGTTGTCGAGGCGCGGCGCACGACCGTGGATTCAGCCCGGATTTCGTCGGAAAACTTCCCTCTGGTGGTGCCGCCGGAGGAAGGTGACCGGCGCTGTCGCCGTGCGCTTCAGGAGACGTGGGTCGGTCGTGAAAAGGCGACATTCGCCCTGCCCCCGTCTCGTCTGGCGGTCGACCCCACGGATGTGATCGTGCTGCAGCATGACGGGCGGGATTACGAGTTCCGCATCACCCAGATCGGGGATGCGGAATCGCGCAGCGTCGAATCCGTCCGACAGGACCGCGAGGTCTACGATCTGCCGCCCGGCCAGCAGCGCAGTTCCTCTCTGCGCCGTCCGACTCTCTATCCGGCTCCGGCGCTGGTGTTCCTTGATCTGCCGGTCTTGCGGTCAGACCAGACCGAGTATCGCCCTCTCCTGGCGGCGAGCGCGGATCGCTGGCCGGGCCAGATGGCGATCTACCGCAGCGGTGAGGCGGATGACGGCTATCAGCTTCTGACCACCTTCAACCAGCGGGCGCGGATCGGGACGCTGGCCTTCGATCTCCATTCAGGGCCCGTCCATGTTTTCGATATGGGCAACGAGCTTTATGTCGACCTGTCCAGTGGCACGCTGGTCAGCATCGATGATCTGGATCTCTTTGCCGGCGGCAACGCTCTGGCCATCGAATCCTCGCCCGGTGTCTGGGAGGTCGTGCAGGGCGGAACAGTCGAGCTTGTCTCTCCGGGTCGATACAAGATCACGCGGCTCCTGCGCGGGCAGCGCGGCACCGAATGGGCTATGGCCCCGGTCGTTTCGGCCGGTGCCACTGTGGTCGTGCTGGACGCCTCTCTGGTCGAGTTGCCGATCTCCGAGTCGGATGTCGGTGTTGACTGGTATTGGCGCGTCGGCCCGGCCTCCAAGCCGGTGAGTGACGACTCGTTCACGCAGGTGCAGTTCACCCCTCTGGCCCGCGGCATCGAGCCGTTTGCCGGGGTGCATGCGGTTCAGCCATATCGGCGCGGTCGTGTGGTCGGGGATCTGACCATTGAGTGGATCAGGCGCTCGCGCGCCCTGTCTGCGGATATCTGGGGGTCTGGCGAGGTAACGCTCGGGGAGGAATCCGAGTCCTACGAGATCGACATCATGAGCGGTTCGACGGTCAAGCGGACGCTCGTCAGCACCTCTCCCAGCGTCGTCTATACCTCGGCTCATCAGGTGGCGGACTTTGGCGCGGCGCTGGGGCCGGGGGATAGCCTCGACATCGTGATCTACCAGATCGCGGCGGTAGCCGGGCGCGGCTTCGCCTATTCCGAAACGCTCTTTTTCTGAGGTTCACATGGCAGACTCGGCCAACCTTGCCTTGCCGCTGATCGCGGCATCGCAGGCGCAAAAGCACGTCACCCACAACGAGGCGCTCCGGCTTCTGGATGGCATCGTCCAGCTTTCGGTGAAGGACCGCAACCTTTCCGCGCCACCGGGAAGCCCCGCCGAGGGCGCACGTTACATTGTCGCCTCCGGTGCCTCTGGCGCATGGGCTGGCTGGGTCGGCAGCGTGGCGCTCTGGGTCAACGGGGCGTGGATGCGTCTCATTCCCCAGATCGGCTGGATGTGCTGGGTCGAGGACGAATCCACCGCTCTGGTCTGGACCGGCTCGGCCTGGACGCCGTGGGTCGACGCGGTGAATCTGGTGGCGCGGGCGGCGGCGGTCACCGTGGCCGAGGGCGCGCAGGGCTATGGCACCGGCATGGGTGTGACCGAGCAGACGCTATCCGGTCTGTCCGGCGGTTCGGTGGATTCCACGATCGTCATTCCGAACCGTTCGATCTGTCTCGGGGTGACGAGCAAAGTTACCACAGCGATCACCGGAGCCACTTCATTCGGTTGCGGAATCGCTGGCGAAGCTACAAAATTTGGTGCCTCCCTCGGTATCGCTCTCAACAGCTTGAACATTGGCGTAATCGGCCCGACCGCCTTCTATGCTGATACTGCAGTTCGGCTGACCGCGAACGGCGGCAATTTCACGGGCGGCGCGGTTCGCATCGCCATCCACTACCTGCGCTTGACCGCGCCATAACTGATCGAGGGACAGATGCCCGAGTGGAATTCAATTCAGGAGGTGTGGCCTCTGCTCATTGCCGTCGCGGCCGTCTGGGGGCGTCTCGAGGTCGCGTTGTCGCAGAACAAGGCCCAGAGCATGAAGAACGAGTCCGAGATCCAGAAGCTCGAGCTCGCTCTGGAAACCCAGAAGGCTGTCACGCAGCAGCAGGCGCTGGCCCTGGCGCGGATCGAGGAATCGTTGACGTCCATCGGTCGCACCCTCGAGCGCATGGATCGGCGGCTCGGCAATAACTGACCGTCTGATCTCCTCTGATCTTCCACCGGCCCGCCTTCTGGCGGGCTTTTTCGTTCCATCAGGAGACTTCGCTATGTCGAAACCTTGGGAAGGTGCCGCCCGCCGGGCGAGCGCTTCGGACTTCCTTGCGGCTGCCACTGAGATCGGGTGCTCCGTCGAGGTGCTCAATGCCGTTTGGGAGGTGGAGGCATCCGGTCGGCCCTTCCGCTCGGATCGTTCTCTTGAGCGCCGGTTTGAGCCGCACAAGCTGAAGCGCGCGGATGGCAACTACAAGACCAGTGCCGCCCTGTCCTTTGCCGAGCGCGAGCGTCGGTTCGAGATCGCCTATATCCGCAATCCCGAGGACGCCATGTCCGCCACCAGCTGGGGCGGGCCGCAGATCATGGGCTTCAACCACGAGGACGCCGGTTTCATGACGGCCGGTGAAATGGTCGAGGCCATGGCGGAATCGGAGGTGTCGCAGATCTACGCCTTTGTCCGTCTCATCCGGTCGTGGGGGCTGGACTCGGCGCTGCGTGCGCACGACTGGCGCACCTTCGCCGCGCGCTACAACGGCAATGCCAACGTGGCGGTCTATTCGGCCAAGATCGAATCCGCCTACCAGCGTCTCTCCGGCAAGGCATCGCCTGTTGTCCTGCGCTCCGGCGACAAGGGCCCGGCGGTGCGCCGTCTGCAGGAGGTTCTGGGGGTCAACGTCGACGGTTCGTTCGGTCCCGAGGTGGATCGTGCGGTTCGCGAGTTTCAGGGCCGCGTCGGCCTTCCTGTCGACGGTATCGTGGGCGCTCGCACCTGGGCGGCGCTCGAGCAGCGTGCCGGCGTGATCCCGGTCAAGCAGGCGGCGGAAAAGGACCGCATCGCCAAGGCGACGGAGTTGGTGAGCCTCGGCGCGACGGCAGCCGGGGCCGTGGCCACCGTGGGCAAGGCGCTGCCTGAGTCGTCGCTGAACATCCTTATCATCGCCGTCGCGGCGCTGGGCGTGGCTGCGCTTGCCATCCATGCCTTCCGCAAGTCGCGGGGTGTCGCATGACGTGGTTCTTCACCAGTCGCCTCGGCCGCGCTTTCGCTGCGGTCGGGGCTGTCATCGTGGCGCTGGTGGGTGTGTTCGCGCTGGGCCGCAGGGATGGGCGGCGCGACGGCATCGAGCAGGATCTGCGGCGGTATCAGGAAACGAGCAGGAGGATGGACGATGCGGACGTGGGTAGCGGCGCTTCTGACGATGACAATGTGCGCTGGCTGCGCGACCGTGCCAAATGGTGAGGCGGTCTGTGACGGGACGCGGGCGGCGCGGTCGGCGCATGCTGCCACGCTGGTGGTGGACGGTGGCCCGCAAAGCCGCGCAACTGGTCGGGCGCTGATCGCGCTGGTCGATGCAGGGTGCGGAAGATGACAGCCGCTGCGCGGCTCTCGGATGACGGGTCAACCGTCATCCTTTCCCGCGGCGGCTGGTCTGGTTCCTTCCCTGTCTCGCAGCTTCCCTCGCAGCTTCGGTTCTATCGGGGCCTGCGGGATCGCGGGGCGAAGAAGCCGGGAGAGCCGGGGCCGCATGCGGAGCATTACATTCCAACCGTTGAGGCGCTCGAGGCGCTATTCCGCGATCTGAGCAAGTGACCGGCAATGCGGTGATCTGTTCACCGCCGGTCATTGCCTCGCTGCCACCCAAGACGAGCGGGCACCTTCCCGCTCATGGCAAATCTCAGATTCCTTTCCGTCTGTTCCGGCATTGAGGCCGCATCGCTCGCCTGGGAGCCTATGGGCTGGTCGCCTGTGGGCTATTCCGAGATCGATCCATTCCCTTGCCATGTCCTGCATCATCGCTTCGGCGCTGGGCGGCCTCTCTGCATGCCGTCGCCAGATGATGACGGGCTGTCTGTGAAGGACCGCAAGGCTCGGGCCGCTGCCATTCGTTCGGTCGCCAAGATCCCCGAGGCCGGCCGGGTTCCGAATTTTGGGGACATGACTCAGTTCGATAGGTGGCCGGATGCAGATGTCGATGTTCTTGTCGGAGGCACCCCCTGCCAAGACTATTCCGTCGCGGGACTTCGCCTCGGAATGGCTGGCAGCCGAGGGCAGCTCACCCTCACATATGTTGAGATTGCTGCACGATATCGGCCCCGCTGGCTGGTTTGGGAGAATGTCCCCGGCGTTCTCAGCAGCAACGGCGGACGAGACTTTGCGCGATTTCTGGGAGAAATCAGCGGCCAGCGCATCGACGTCCCCGAGGGCGGATGGAGCAACGCCGGAATCGTCTCCGGTATCCCTGCCGCCTATGGCATCGCCTACCGGGTGCTTGACGCTCAGTTCGTGCGAACACGCCGACTCCCTCGGGCGGTCCCCCAGAGACGGCGACGTGTGTTCGTTGTCGGATATCTTGGTGACTGGCGACGTGCCGCCGCAGTATTATTTGACCGCGAAAGCCTGCGCGGGAATCCTCCGCCGGGCCGGAAATCGGGGCAAAGATTTACCCACGATGTTGCGGGAAGCCTTACAAGCAGTGGCCGGGGAGTTGAGCGCGCCGGAGAGACTCGAGGACAAGACCCTGTCGTCGGACTGATCTCCATGGCCCACGGTCAGGCCGGTGCCGAGATCGGCATTGATCATGGCCCCACCCTCACCTGCAACCATGAGGCTCCCATCGTCGCGCATGCTCTGCGCGCGGAGGGCTTCGACGCATCTGAGGATGGCACCGGGCGTGGGACGCCTATCGCGCCGTGCGCCGCTCCCATCGCCTTCTCATCCAAGGATTACGGCGCAGACGCGCAGGACGATGTCACTCCGACGCTTCGTGCCATGGGGCACGCGGATTCGCATGCGAACGCTGGTGGTAAGCTGGCGGTGGCCATTCAGGAGCGCGCCGTCTGCGAAAACCCGAACGCTGGCCCGGACGGCAAGGGATTCCGTGAGGATGGCGCGGCCTATACCCTCGAGGCGAGGACCACCACGCAAGCAGTGGCCTTCGCTGAAAACTCGCGCGCCGAGCTCCGGCTTTGTGGAGGCGATGGCGGCGTTTCATCACAGCTGACCACTGGCGGTGGCAAGCCCGGACAAGGTCTACCGACGATCGCATTGCCGTGGGCCGTTCGGCGGCTGGTGCCGGTCGAATGCGAGCGGCTGCAGGGCATGCCGGACGATCACACCATGATCCCATGGCGCGGCCGCAACGGGGCACCTGACGGGCCGCGCTACAAGGCGCTGGGCAACAGCATGGCGCGGAACGCCATGGAGTGGCTCGGGGAGCGGATCTCCATGGTAGAGGCCATGCAGAACGAGTAAGGGCCGCGCAAGCGGCCCTTTTCGCATTTGGGTGTCCGGGGATAACGGGGGTTTTCAGGACTTGTCCGCTTCGGGGCGGCAGTCTGCGACTTCATCGACGGCGATATTGCGGAACCGTCCGTCCTCGAATTCTGCAGTCGGCCTGATCCACACCGCGCCATCCCAGAGGCTCCGGTAGATCGTCGCCGGGGTCAGATCGGCCTCGATCATCCCACGTCCTATCACCGTGTAGAGGCCGCCGCTTTTGACGTGCTGCCAGATTTCGCTTTGGTTGTGTGCGCTCATGGTGCCTCCGGGTTACTTGGGCTGGTGGGGATCGTCCTGCGGCCATGCGCAGTCTTGTTCATCTTCTGCGGTCGCTTCGCGCAGAAATTTGGTGCGGATCAAGGCGCAGGAGCATTTGCCTTCCGCCTTCATTCGGTCGATCATCTCCTGCAGGTCTGAGATGTCGTTGTCGCTGCACCGCGAGCCGTCATTGCGGGAAAACTCGATCATCTCGGCATCCCAATCTTCCGGCACGTCTATCACCCATTCAATGGTGGTGCTGACGACCACGGTTCGTGATCGGATCACGCATCCCTGCGCATGCTGACCGCCATGGGGCTGGTTGCAGTAAAAGCATCGGTCAGGCGGCCCTGCCGGGCGATTGTCGCCCTCGATCACCTTCCATTCGTCTCGCCTCATGGTCGCCTCGCAGGTTAGGTGGACGGGAAGGTGATGCCGCACACCGGGCAGCGCATCACGCCGATCTCTGCCTCAGTCGCTTCCGGGTGCGTGGCGCGCTTCCCCATGCTTTCGGTCCAAGGATCGCCCGGCACACAGCTGTGCCATCGAAGGTCTTTGATTGGCGGTCTGGGGTCGTGTCTGGGCGTATCGAGCATGGTAGGGCCTCGGGTTACTTGGACTGTTGATCGGCGAGCCTGTCGGCGTCGTCGTAGTTGAAATTGGCCCGGACCAGCCGGGCGCAGGACCGGGTGACCATCGCGTCCTCCTGGCACGGGATCACGTCCGCCTCGGCATCGAGCGCCTTTGCGATCCGCTCCCGCTCATCCGCTCTGATCTGTTCCTCGGTCATGATCGCCTCGCGGGTTAGCTAGACTGGTAAAGTATCGGCTGCATCAACAGCATGAATGGCGGCGTATCCTTAGGGTCGCTGACGGTGATCATCACACGGATTCCGAACAGTTCGCGCTGGTCATTCGCTACTGTGGACATCATGCGGCCTTGGTCGTGCAGCTCGCGCACGATCTGCATCCATGTTGGTTCAGTCATCACCCATATGGGCTTGCTCTGGTCGAGCTCGTGGATTTTGCTGAATGGCATGGCGCATCGCATTGTGCGGTGTAAGTCGTCTATAATGCTCACGGTTGCCTCGCGGGTTACTTGGACTGGTCGAGTAGGCCAGATGCAGCGTCGGCGGCAGCCATCTCACTCAAGGCATCGGCGCGCACCTTGGCGCGCAGACGGCGGTCGATTTCTGCCGCGATCAGCGCCCCAGCCTTTTCAAGGTCGCGGATCGGGTCCTGGCTGGGTTTCCACCACGACCAGTGCCACGGCCAAGTGAGCGCGCGGTAACCGTATTTCCCGGTCGAGTGCAGCGCATAGGTGGCGGCTGCTTGCGCTATCTCGCCCCCACGATGATCGTCGTCGTGTTCTGCCGACCATCCTTCCTTTTCGATCTGGCGTTGCCGCTCGGCGGCGATGCGCTCGATTCCATTCATGTTGACGTTCCTCTGACGAACGGGTTGCGGGTTACTTGGACTGTTGCTCCGGTCGCCACGCGACCAGATCGGTGATCTCATAAAATCCGCGCCCTTCCCCGGTGCCGGCGAAGTATCCGCGAAACGGCGGCTGTTCTTCCCCGGAGAGGTCGCAGGCGAAGTGGACGCGGATCTCCGATCCATCTTTGCGCCGCCCCATGAACCAGCTTGCATTCTGGGGGGCAGTTTTCATCGGGAGCCAGTCGCCGCTGTGCCAGCGGGCTTTGTAACCGGCGATGAAGTCGGCCGGGAATTCGGTCCTGGCACCGCAGTGGTGCTTGAATTGCTCGCCATCCCAGACCATCCGGCTTAAACTGCTGCATCTCATGCAATAGGGAGCGTATCCGGGCCGCTTCATGAGGTTGTTCCTCACGATGCTGCCGTGGTCGGTTGGGTCGTCTATATCGCCTTCGGCCATGGTCGCCTCGCGGGTTACTTGGACTGGTCGGGGATCTTCGCGGTGGCCATCTCGAAAACCTGCCGCGTGTGATGGTTGATCTGCCGACCGATGAAATCGGCAAGGCTGCGGACATGGGCCAGCGTCATCGTCTCGGGCGCTTCAAGAAGCATCCAGTTGATGACGCCTTCCCGCGCCTCGGCCACTGCTTGCGAGCGCATGGCTTGGTATCTCTCGAATCTGTCGTCTTTCATGGTCGGTGCCTCGCGGGTTTTCTTGATCAGAAGGGGATCGGGTCGAGTTCAACCTGCCGCACCTCGTCGCGTACGAATCCGTCGATGGCCTGCAGCACATAGAACGTGGTTCCGGGGTTGGTCCTGGCGAGGCGCTTGGCCTCGGCCGTGGCGCTCTCGCGTGTGGTGTGGCGCATAGTCGACGGGCCGTCGCCATGAACCATCCAGAAGGTGTCGTGCATCGGTGCCTCCGGGTTACTTGGACTTTGAAAGGGGGCCGTCGCTCCTCCGGCGTTGCCCTGCGCTTCGTTGGAATCTCATGACCTCGGCGCAGCCCCTGCGGGTTAGGTGGACTGATCAGGCGTCGAGCCATGCTGGCTTCTTGCCGTTCATCTTGCGGGCGCAAGTCATGCCGAAGGGGAACCAGCCCTGAGACTTTTCGGGCGGGACGCCGCCCCGGTCGTGATAGGTGTCGTCGCGCTGGTCGAGTTCCAGCCAGGCGACTTCACCACGCAGTTTCCGGTCGCAGCATGTGCAGGTATCGTTGCCGGGCTGGAGTTCGCTGGCCGGGCCGACAATGCGAAGTTTCTGGGCCATGTCTTGTTACTCGCGGGTTAGTTGGACAGGGCCGCGCGCCAGTGGCGCAGCCGTTCTTTGTGGTATTGATCAGCTGCCCCGAACGTGTCGGGCGTGATCTTCGGGAACCTGGCCTTCATGTCGGCCCGAGCGCGGTTTGCCGCCGCGATTTCGACTGCCCGTGCCGCGCACGCTTCGGGGCGCATTGCCGCCTCGCGCTCTGCAAGGTGCTTTCGGAGCATGTAGGTTGCAGCCATATCTGCCTCGCGGGTTACTTGGACTGGTTCAGATGCTCAGGCTTTTGCAGAGTTCCAGTGCCTGGGCTTCGGTGAATCCTGCCTTCAGGTGGTGCTGGAACATCTGCCACCGAGCGGCTGCAATCTGCGGCCCAATCTCGGCCATGATCGGAAGCATGCGCTTCAGCGCCTCGAAACTGGCGCGGAGATCATCTTCCGCGCCGGGTATTGTTGTGAGGGTCGGCTTGTCGGTCATGTGGTTGCCTCGCGGGTTACTTGGACTGTTGATCGGCGAGCCTGTCGGCGTCGTCGTAGCTGAAATTGGCCCGGACCAGCCGGGCGCAGGACCTGGTGACCATCGCGTCCTCTTGGCACGGGATCACGTTCGCCTCGGCATCGAGCGCCTTTGCGATCCGCTCCCGCTCATCCGCTCTGATCTGTTCCTCGGTCATGCTGGCCTCGCGGGTTTTCTGGATCAGGCGGTGATGTGCCGGACGGCGCGCATGACCGCGTCCTCGGCATGGGTGTTGGCAAGCGAAAGGTCGCGCGAGGCGAAGCGGTCGCCTGCCGGGTCCGTGCCGCCGATCTCGTGCAGCTTGGCGATGAATTCTGCACCAAGGTCTTTGATGGCCTGCATCTGCGCCTTCTCGGCATCCGAGAGCACGCGATACTTGTGCCGGACGGCATTGTTCGCGGTGCGGTGGTCGCTGGTGCTGTCGACGTGTTTTTCGGGCATGGTCGTTCCTCTGACGAACGGTGGCGGGTTACTTGGACTGGTTCAATTCGTCTGCGCCGTATGCCCCGCATGGGCCGTGTTGACGCATTTCCTCAATGGCCAGCGCAAGCGCCGCCGGATGGTCTTTGGCTTCGATCTCCTTGCTTCCGTTCGGAGCTCCCATTGGCGACCACCAAATTCGGAATCGTTTCATGCTTGCCTCGCGGTTTATTTGGGCTTTTATTTCGACACAGTTTTACTTTGTCTTATCGCTATTTATACTTTATGCAGAAAGTAAATCCACTGAATAAGCGGGTGGAATTGCCCGTTTAATGTAAAGAAAAGTCCAGAATGACCGAGTGGGGATATATCTTGGAGGGCGCTGGGCGTCCTGCGCTCGAGCTTCAGCGCCGGGTGCTGGCGCTGGCCGGGGTGGACATGGGCGAGTTCGGAACGGTGTGGCATGACAAGCCGCCCGCGCGCCCGACGCGCCCGCGTCTGTTCCTGCAGCAGCGCGAGTTCCTGATGAAAGCCGCGCAGGCCGGCGACCGGGTGCATGTGGCCACGACCATCTGCCTCGGGCTATCTGGCGATGATCTGCGGCACTTCGTCGGAGCCCTGCATGGGGCAGGATCTTCGGTGATCGTGCATGACACCGCGCAGACCTTTGCGCCTGGTGCTGATCTTTCTGGGCTGCTGGTGGAGTTCGAGCGGGCGCGGAATGCCCTCTACGTCCGCCGGTCGCGGCGCAAGACGCGCGGCGAGGATCAGTAAGCGGCGGCGCGGCTGGGTTTTCACCGCCGGTCACCACCTATGACCTGTCGCGCGTCGGAGCGAAGATCTGCGCATCAAATTTTGGAGGCGGCGGTGAAACCGAGAAATCTTCTTGCGGAGCGTCGACATCGGCTGAAAGGCGGCAGATGTCCAATTCACGGCATTGGCATGTGCCAAGCAGGGCCAGGTGATGATCCATGGGCACCCATTCCTTCTGCGGTGAAGGTTGAGTGCCCCCGGCACGATTGTGAGATCACCGCGTGGATGACTGGCCCGGAGTGCGCATGCGTTCTGGTTTATCCATTTGTCGACCTCGTGCGGCCGGTGATCCGGCTCGTGATGGGCGAATCCAAATAGGAGCGAGCTGTGGCCGAGGATCTGCCCATCGTCCCTATCAGTGCCGTCGAGGTGGCGGCGCTGCTCTGCACCTGCGGCTGCTGCGACCACGCCTTCCTCGTTGAATATGAGGCGCTGGATCAGGAGGCGGGTTCGGTCGCCCCGGAGCATGATTTCCAGGAGTGCCCCGAGTGCGGGACGCTTTTCGATGCACAGGCGGCGCGGTTCAGCGCGCTGCTCGAGTCCAAATAGGAGGCGCGCTGATGTCGAAGGTTCTTGATCCCCGCCCCTGCGCCTGCTGCGGTGTGGAGTTTGTTCCTCGGTCTGCTCCGGTCCCCGCTAAGTATTGCAGCAACGAGTGCAGGAAGGCCGTCCAGCGAGAGCAGTATCGGTATTGGCGGGCGAATAATATCGAGAAGGCACGTGCGAGTACGCTGGCGTGGCGGGCTCGGAAGCGGAAAGAGGTGGCCGATATTGAGTTTTATACGGCTGAGGCTGCTTTTCTGCGGGAAGCAGACCGTTATGTGTTTCTGTATTCAATCGAGGCCAAATAGGAGTCGTGAATGAGAAGGCTGAGATGGAGAGAAACGTGGCCTGCCTGGTTCTGGGCTAGGGTCTACTTCTGGCTTGATGTGGAGACGTGGGCCTTGCCCATACGGATCAGCGTGTGGACTGAAGACTGGGATGGATGGACGAGAAAATCCTGCGAAGTTCAGTTCGGCCCTTTCGGATGCATCATTCGCCTTCGGCGGTCACCCGAGGAAATCGCGGCTTTTTTGGAGTCCAAATAGGAGGCGGCGATGGTGCTTGGCATGGTTTTCGGGGCGTGGATGTTCGTTCGGCATGGCTGGCCCGGCGTCTGGGGCGGCGCGGCGGTTGTCGCGGTTGTATCGATCGTCGATCGACTGTTTGGCCTCGAGATCGGGAGGCATATTGCGGAGTGGACGCTCCGCGTCATCCAGTAAAGGAGCGCAGTGTGAGTCTCGAGATTTGGGGATATGAGAGATGGGAGCCGTGCGAGGCGGTGGCACTGACCGAGCGTCTGTTGCGCATGCCACTGCCGTTCTCACGCGGTCTTGTCGTCAACAGGCCGGCCGGGATGACTCGGGCTGGTCGCCTGTTTCAGGCTGCCATGTGGCGTGAATACGCCTTGACCTGGCATGGTCGAAAAACGCGAACAGGAGTGGATCGGGAATGGTGCGAGCGCATCGGGCGCTTCAGCTATGCCGACTGCCTGCGCCGGGCTCGGGTGAACCTGTATCTGGCGCGGCGGCTTCGCCGGGCCGAGTCCAGATAGGAGGCGCTGGTGGCGCAGGTGGTCGAGTTTCCTCGGATATGGGCCGAGGTGGATGCAAGCGGGATGCCGACTGATCTGCTTGCCAAGGTGATGACGGCGGCGCTGTTTGATCTGGTCGAGAAGATGGACGATGCGGCGAAGGATGCGGGGCTGCCTGTGCGGCGGGTGGCCATTCGTGCGCTCGCTTCGCCGGAGTTGATCGAAGCCATCAAGCGGCCGGGTGCTATCCGGTTCGAGGTAGATGGTGCGCCGGCAGTGGTCGATGATCGCGCTGGGCCTGTTCCCAAGTGCCCCGCCTCGGCGCTGAAGGAGGACTGTGATCGCGGGTGCAAGCTCGGGCAAGTCTGCCCGCGCATGACGCTGCCGTCCTGATCTGGGGGGATGGGCTATGACGAACATAGAGGCAATCCGGCGTGACTATCTGCAGAAGGCACATGATCGCGGGGGTGGTTGGGAAATGGCCATGTTGATGATGGCCGAGGAGATCCTCCATCTGAATGATGCTCTGGCTCTTGCGCAGATTTACGCGAATAATGACTTTGGGGTTCGGAATGCCGATCCGTGAAAGCGAGAAGTCTCGGTATCCTGCGAATTGGGGCGAGATTAGCAGTCAGGTGAAGGCCGAGGCGGGCTATCGCTGCGAGCAGTGCGGTGCCGAGCACGGTCATGTGATCCTGCGCGGCAAGCATGATGGGCGCTGGGCTTGGCGGGATGTCAACGCTTCCGTCTACGAGAACAGCCGGGACGCCATCACTGGCGAGGAAATCCCTGACGGGGTCTGGGACACTTTCGAGAAGGATCGCCTGGTCCGCGTCATCCTGACCGTGGCGCACCTCGACCATGTTCCCGAGAACGTGGAGCGCTCTAACCTGAAGGCGCTCTGCCAGCGGTGCCATCTTTCCTATGACGCGGCGCATCATGCCGCGAACGCGGCCGCCACGCGCCGCGCTCGTCGTGCAGTTGGAGATCTGTTCGATCTCTGACCGGCGGCGCTGGGCGCTTTTCACTGCCGGTCACCACCTATGACCTGTCGCGCAGCGGAGCGATGATCTGCGCATCCAGTTCAAGGGGGTAATCCATGAAATGTCCGGTCACCGGGGCTGACTGCCTCACCTGTGAGACGCGCTGCGCGCTGGTGAAGGTTCCCAGCGATGAGCAGGCGGTGGCGATGATCGCCAGCCTGTCTCCCGAGGCGCATGCCGCCTGGAGCGCGGTCGTGCCCATGATCGGCACGAACAGCGGAAAATTCATCGCTGCTCTGGTCGAGGCTGCCTGCGTCACCGCAATGGCGGCGGGATGCCAGCCGGAGGCGTTCGCTCGCGGCGTCAAGGCTGTTTGGGACGATCGTGCGCAGGAGTTTTCCGGCGCTGGGATCATTCACTGATCGAGCGGAGGGGTAAATGATCCGGGTTCGGGATCTCGAGTTTGAATCGGATCGCGCCTGTGCGGCGCATTTTGGCGTGACGCTCAGGCATCTTCGGAACGCCAAGGCGAACGGGAAGCTGGACAGCATCGGACTCGGCAAGGGGCACGCCAAGGGCAAGAAGCTGCATCTTCCCCCGGAATCCTACATGCCGGTGGTCGTGCGCGGCATCAGGTTCGACAATGCGCATGCCTGCGCCGAGCACTTCGGGATCAAGGTATGCACTGTCTATACGCTCGTCTCCGATGGTCGGGCCGACAGGATCGGTTTGGGAAAGGGGGCAGGTGGCGGTGGAAACCGCAGCATCCCCTTCACCATCGGAGGCGTGACCTATGAGTCGCGGCGCGCGGCCAGCCTGGCGCTGGGCCTGCGCGCCCGGTACATCACCGACGCTCTGCACGGCAAGAAGCATGCGAGCATGGATGTCGTCGCCCGCCGGGCGCTCGAGCTCAGTGCGCGGCAGACGCGCGAGCGGCAGGAGCGGGATCGTCTCGCCATCGCGGCCCGGCTGCGGGAGCAGGATCTGGCCAGTCGGATCGAGATTGCCCATGTCAGGTAACGTGGACGCGCGGGAAGCGCCCGCTGGTGGTGCTGCGCCCAAGCGTGAGCGGTTGGAGCCGCTCGAGAGCATGCCGCTTCGTCGCGGGCATTGCGACTGGTGCGGTTCGAAGTGCCAGCGGGGCCGGGTCTACTGCAGCCCCAAGTGCCGCGAGCGGTATAACGCGCTGGTGACGCGGCAGGGCAAGGTTCTGGTGCAGCTGCTGAAGCAGTGGCGGCTGCACCGCGGGCGGGCCGATACGCCAGGCGCTGGAAAGCTGACGCTCGTTTCGGCTCGGGTCGACATGATGCTGTCCGAGGATCGGCAGCGCTGGTCTGGTTTCATGGAGGATGAGGGATGATTTCTTGGTGGTGGTGTATCCCGGTATTTTTGCTTGGCGCGTGGATAGGGGGAGTTGCAGAGCAGGCGTCAGATCGCAAGACGCGGCGTGGCTTTGGGCTCGGCGTCGTTGCCACGCTTCTGGCTTTCATTGGCATTTCGTGACCGGAGGCAGGCATGGCGCGTTTTCAGGTGAAGGCGGTTGATCCGTCTGGGCATGAGCATGTGAAGGAATCCGCCTCGCCCTATGGCTGGGCGGTGCTCTATCGCATGGAGAAGGACAAGTATCTGGCCGACCGGAAGCGGAGCGGCTCGACGCGCGGGCGCTGTGATGTCGATCGGATGGAGGCGCGCGGCGCATTCGGTGTCTGGCGTCTGGCCGGGCTCTGCGAGAGCCAGAAGGACGCGCATGATCTCGGTCGGCAGCGGGCGACGGATTGGGGCGTCAAGCAGATCTGGCACTGCCGGACGGAGGTCGTGGACACGCGGCCGGGGGCGGCATGATGGCGCGGCGTGATCTGGTTCCGTCTCATCGCATCACGGAGGATTGGGGCGTCGACGTCGACGGGGATCGTCTACGCTTTGTGCTGGCCGGCATGTTGATGGGCTGCGGGGAGATCGTCGCTTCCTCGGCCGCAGCGCTGCGCGCCCTGGCCGACGAGTGCGAGCGCGCTGTTCCGTCCGTCTCTGCCCCTGCAGCGCCAGCCGTGCGGGATCTGTTCGAAGGAGCGGCTGAATGAATCGGTGGGTTCTTGTTTATGCACCTGGGCCGCATCCCTATGGCGCGGATCGCGGCGACCGGCATCCATGGCACCTGAAGGTGATCCCCGGCGAGTGGCGCTCCGGTGCGGTGTTCACGGATGTGGGGACGTTCGTCCATCGTGAGGATGGCCAGTGGGTGCATTCGCAGGCGGCATCCATCGTCGGAGGCGTCAAGGCTCTGGTCTTTGAATCGGAGACGGCAGCGCTGCGCGCTCGGGCGGAGGCTGCAGTTGCCTGACCGCTGCTACTGGACGCGGGACGAGGACGGCCTCGAGGTGCTCATCCCTCGGTGCTGGGGTTCTGTGCTCGATCCAGCCGGTTGCAGCTGCGAGGTCGAAGGCTCTGTGCTCGAGAAGGCGGAGCGGCGGCGCGACATTGCCGAGGGCGAGGTGCTGCGTCTGCGGGAGAAGCTGATCCGGGCAACTGATCGATATGATGGTGCTCTGCGCTGGCAGCGCCGTCAGTATCAGGAGATCAAGCGGCTTGAGGCGCTGGTCGCGTCTCTGGAAGGGTCGAAATCTTGACCATGTGTTGACCGCTGAATCAGAAGGCCCCGGCTGTTGACCGGGGCCTTGCTTTAAGCGCTTGTTCGCGCTGGGCTTTCTGGTTGCGGGAGTAGGATTTGAACCTACGACCTTCAGGTTATGAGCCTGACGAGCTACCGGGCTGCTCCACCCCGCGTCACCTGTGAAATTTCAAGCACTTAGGCCGGATGCCGTTGATCTTGCTGGCGTTTCGGCGCTGGGCTGTTCGGTGTCGAGTGGGATAGAACGGGACGCGTTTGGCGTCAAGAGGTCGGCTGTATGTGTTTCGCGTGTTGACCGTCTGTTGACCGCTCGGCGGTCACTCGAATGCTTGGAGGATGCGGCTCCACCAGCTTGGCGACGGTTCCTCGTGCCCAAAGATGGTTCTCACACGGTTGTGGACCACGAACGCGGCTGGCATCGCTCTGACCTGGTGCCTTTCGGTTTCGATCTCGATACCGACCTTGATGCCTGCATCGTTCGCTCTTGAAATGGCCTCGTTGAGATGGAGCGTCTGGATCTGGACATGAAAAATCAGGTCGTCAACAGGCAGATGCGTGGACTCAACATTCAGTTGCGGGCGTCTGCTGGACATCTGAAATTTCCTTTGGTGGTCTGCCTTGTTGGTGGGCTCTCCTGTGATCGCTTTTATCGCAGCTTCGAATGCGTTATATGGGTTGTCCTTCTCTGCGCAGATCGCCTCGATTACGGCATGAATTCTCTCGTCCTGCTCACCGACCAGAGGGCTGTTGATGTGGGCATTCCACCAGTAACTGAGAACATGTGCGGCGTTGGTCACCTCAGCTTGGGTAACACCCGGCGCTTGGCTCTTTCTGGTCTTTATTCGGCCGCGCCGCATGGCGCGGGGGTTGGTGGGCCAGTTGGTGTGCGTCAGCGCCACCGGCTCCACCGCAGGCGTCTGGTCCGGCGTGGCAGGCATGGCTAGGCGCATCCCGTCGATGAGTATCTCGATGCTTCCGGCATACTCTCCGCCGTCTGGAAATTCGGTCACGCCGGTCGAGTGGTCATAGCTGCCGTGCTGGCTCACATAATCTGCCAGATGCTTCTCGAGCCATGCGATTGCATCGTTCCATCCGGCGCGCTCGGACATCAGGTTGCGTTCGCCATCGCACGATGCAGCGCCCCAGCGCGCCATATCTTCGGCGGTGCCCTGGAAGGTCACAGTTCCGCGGTGCTGGACGAGTATGGCGTCCGATTTGTCGTCGGTCGGCATCAGGCTTCTCCTTTCGGGATTCGGCCGCGCCGCATGGCGCGGGGGTTGGCGGGCCACTGAGGGGGGCGGAAGCCGTCGAGCATCCACTCGACCACGCGGATCGAGGTGGGGTCGATGGCCGTCTTGGTCGAAGCGCCGGGGGATGCTTCCCACCGCGCGATCGTGCTGTGGTTCTTGTCGAGGATCGCCGCAAGCTGGTTAACGGTCAGGCCGAGCTTGAGCCGCGCTGCCTTGAATTCCTCGCTGGTCATTTTGGCCATAATGGCTCCTTTCTGGCGCTCTGGATGCCAGCCCTGCTGGGGCTGGACACCGCAGCGTCATTCTTCGGTGAAATCGGGGTGCGGCTTCAGCCATCTGCTGTCCGCGAAGTATTCCGTATATGTGAGGCCATCGGTGATCAGGCCAAACATGCAGTCATATTCGTGCGTTGCGACGCTGGTGCGCAAGCCGTCAAAATCCATCATGTCAGCGGCGCGGATCGGCTTGTCGAGATACTTGATGAAGATCCGCGGTTGGTCTGCATCCTTGATTTCGGCAAGTTCGGTATACTTGTGGACCACGATCTGGCCGGGCTTGAAGGTGTGGGTTTCAGCGCGCAGAGCCGTCACCTCGCGCAGGCGGATCACCTGCTGTTCCGGTGTCAGGTCGCGGCCGTCATCGACGGTGCCTCCCGCCATGGCTTGGGCGAATGCTTCGGAGAAGTTCATTGTCTGGTTCCTCGTTCTGGGGGTCAGCTGTTGGTGCGGTCGTCGCCGGGATGGCCTTGGTAGCGGGCGATCTGCGCTTGCATGATTTTGGTTCGCGCCTGTGCGAGATCATTTTTCGGATCTTCGCTGTCAGGGTTGAACATCTGGCAGGCTGCAATGCGGGCGCGCACCATTTCCTTGCCGGTATCCTCGAGAGCCTGTTCGAGCAGGGTGATGCGCATGTTCTGCAGGCGCATGTGGTGCAGCAGCGCTGCGGTTGCCTCCAGGATCATGTCCTTCGGGTGGTGGTCGATGTTCGATATGACCGCCGCCGCCCTGTCGGCGCTCATCTTCACGGGCGCGTTCTTGATGATGCCCATGATCAGAAGTCCTGTGCCTGCATGGTGGCGGCAGCGGCGTTGGCCACAGCCTTGGCGGCGAACGCGCCGGCCATCATGGAGAAGGTGATTGCGATCAGCATGCAGGCGGCATAGGCGAGCAGGCTGGCGTGTTGCACGTGCTGGATTCCATCGCGCAGGTTGGCGAGGTGGGGGAGATCGTCTTTCATCTGTTCCTCCGGTGGGTGGTGGGTGCCGCCCGGCGGGCGGGCGGTCACCAAATGGTCAGGCGCTGGCCTTGGCGGCATTCCAGCCGAGGAAGGCACCGGCCCCGAACACCGCAAGCGAGCTCACAAGGTCGAAGGCGGCGGGAAGGATCACCTGCGCGATGATCAGCGCGGCGGCGGCAGCCACCACCGTAGCGGTGCGCGCGGTGCCCATCAGAGGTAGCGGCTCGGCTCGATGCCGACCGCCTGTCCGATCGTGCGCAGAGCGGCCATTTCCTTGTCACCGATGCTGCCGTCGGCGCCCGCGACGTCGATGGCGATCACCAGCAGCATCTCGCAATCGTCGGCGGTCGACTTCGACTTGACGTCCTCGATCTCGCGGCGCAGCGCGATCCGGCCCGACATGCCCTGCTTGGCGCGCTTCACCTGCTTGTCAAAGGCGGTTTCGATCTGGGTCGCGCTGAAGGCCACCGAGAGGGTTTCGTGGTTCAGCAGCCGGTCGAGGCCCACCGCTGCTTCGTCGTCGCTCAGGTCGCCATCGGCGGCAGCCACCAGCACGATACCGGCGCAGATGCCTTCCAGAAGGTCGGTCTTGCCATTCAGGCGGTTCGCGCCGCCGCTCAGCTTCTCTTTCAGTTTCCCGAACATGGGGATCTCCTTCATCCGGTTCCGCCGGATCGGCATGCGCACCTTGCTGCATGGCATGTCGGCCCCGTCGCGGGGCCGATCAGCAATGCGTCACGCGCTGGGCGGGAAATCCTCCGGGCAGAGCGTCTCGTCTACCTCCGTCGCGGCTTCGGCCCCGGCTCTGGTGAGGAAGAAGATGTCAGCACCGGGGGTCGAGATGCTGTTTTCGTGGCATCCGGCCAGTCCTGCGTCCTGCATCAGCCGCCAGTGAAACCAGTTCGCGTGATCCTTCATCACGATAAAGCGGTTGCGGAAGGTCTGACCGCGCTGGTTCGGAAGGCCGAGTGCATGCCGGGCCAAGGCGATCATGCGCGGTGTCATCGTCGGCTTGCTGGTCAGCGCGGTCTGGCGGGCCAAGTCCCAAGCCTGATTCCAGAGGTTGATGTCCTCGTCGCCGGGGCCGGAGAAGTTCGGCGCGCGACCGTGAACCTGGATGAAGGCGCGCTCCATCAGCATGTTCGCATCGAGGTAGTCATGGCTGGCGCAGCAGAGCGCATAGGTGCCGCTGGCGTTCTTCTGCCGCATCTCGGCCCATTGCTGATCCGTCAGTTCCGCGCGCAGGCGCTCGGTGAAGCGCTGGGCGAGGTGTTCTGTCGTCTGGGTCATCTCGGTTCCCTCTGATTCTTTGTCCGGCCCGGTGCCGGTGCTGTCTCATTAATTTGGTGCATAGCGCGGTAAATAGCAACGGGCCGGGCGTTGAATTGTGTAGGAAAATCAACTAGATGCGGATAGCGGCGCAAGGCGCTGGGCGGCGGTGAAGGTCTGACTTGTTGACCGCCGGTCGCCGCCTGTGCCGCAGACAGTCCGCCGTGGCATTTCGGCGGGCATTGGAGGGTGATGGAGTAAGCTATGCGTGTGCATCTGACCGAGAAGCTGGTGAAGGGCGCTGCGCCCGTTCCCGGCAAGAAGTTCTTTCTGTTCGATGATGATTGTCTGGGCTTCGCCCTGTCCGTCTCTCCGGCGGGATCGAAGCGGTTTGTTCTGGACTACTACGTTGCCGGTCGGCAGCGCCGGGTGACCATCGGTGCTTGGCCCGCGTGGACGGTGGTGGCGGCGCGCGACGAGGCTCAGCTGCTGAAGCGTGAGGTGGATCGCGGCATCGATCCTTTGGCGCGGCGGCAGGAGGCGCGCGAGGCACCCACGGTGGCGGTGCTGGTGGAGGATTTCATCAAGCACCACCTGCCCAAGCTGGCGGCTCGGAACGCATCGGATCAGGAGTCGATGCTGCGCAAGCACGTTCTGCCGGAATGGTCCGGTCGGAAGGTCGCGGATATCACGCCGCGCGACGTTGAGGCGCTTCTGGACAAGGTGGCGGCTGGTCGGGCGCGGCCTTCGAAGGAGAAAACCTCTCGGCCCCGGCGGCTCACTCTGGCCCCGGCGCAGCCGACTCCGGTTCGGGCCAACCGCTGCGGAGAAATGCTGCGCAAGATGTTTGCGCTCGCCATTGAGTGGAAGATGCGGGCTGACAATCCGGCCAGCGGTTTCCGGCGGCGGCTCGAGGTCGCTCGCGAGACTTTCCTGTCCATGGATCAGATCGAGCGGCTTGCTGACGTTCTGGCCGTGGCCGAGGATCAGCGCGCGGCGGGGATCATCCGGCTATGCATGCTGACCGGCTGCAGGCTTGGTGAGGCGCGCTGCGCCCGGTTCGACCAGTTCAACCTGCCTCTCGGGATCTGGACCAAGCAGGCGGCGCAGACGAAGCAGCGGCGGGTTCACCGGCTGCCCATCTCGGCGGACACGGCTGCGCTTGTCCGGCTGCGTCAGGAGGCGGTGCCGGATGGCTGTCCGTGGCTGTTCCCCGGTGATGTCGAAGGGCAGCCTGTCGTGGATATCCGGCGCTTCTGGCGGCATCTGCAGGCGGAGGTCGGCATGGAGTCGGTTCGGGTGCATGATCTGCGGCACACCTTTGCCTCGCTTCTGGTGAGCGGCGGCGCGTCTCTTGAAATCATCGGAAAGCTGCTGGGCCATACTCAGGCCAAGACGACCCAGCGTTATGCGCATCTGATGGATTCGCCACTGCGGGCCGGGGTCGACGCGGTCGGCGGGATGCTCCGGCCGCGTCTGCGGGTGGTGGAACCGGGCCGCTAGGCTTGGTTCAGTTCCTCGAGGATTTGCCGCAACCTGCGTCGTATCGTGCTTTCATCCGGCGCATCTCCATTGTCGCTGCGCCGGATAAACCACTCATGCATTTCATTCACCAGTTCTGTCTGTTTGTCGGGCAGCCCTTGATTGTGAATGCGCCGGATAAGCTGGACATAGAATCCATCCCAATCCCAGCGCGGTGCGCTGCCGCCTTGGGCCACCTTTTTCACCAGATGGTGTTCGATTTCGAATTTCTCAACTTCGGCATTGGTGACAAAAATGTCTGCCTGATCGACCTGCAGCCCATCCGCATCTTTGATCCGCTGCCATTCCTGTCCGCCACCTGGGCTGCGCAGCCGGTAGATCGTTGCGGTGCGAGGACCGGAGCCATCGCGTCGGAACATCTGCGCGGCGCATTCGGCCGGGATGGCGGCTATCCCATGAAATTCCGTGCCGCCCGCCAGCGTGGGTTTGATGGTGGTCACGATCTCGACATGACCGGCAATTGACCAGTCGATAATGTCGGCAGGCATGCAGCCCCAGCGGCATGCGAGTTCGTGAATTGACCATGAATAGCGGGGCGGTAACGGCATTTCTCTGCCCGTCCTCTCGTTTTATAAGTGCGGATTCGGTGGTTTTATTATTGCGAACGCTGCGGTGTTATCTATTGGGGTGATCGCTCTATCCTTTGTAATTGGGCGTTTCTGGCTTCGATTATATCTAAGCTGTTTCATGTCTGATTAGGCTCAGCAGTTGTTTTACGTTTTTCATTCATGCCGGTAAAAACCGGCGGCGCTTTTTCATGTTCACTGCCGGTCACCGCCTCGCTGCCGCACCTCGCTCCGTGGTTTCTCGAATCCAGTCGGCCCGGATTCGCGGGTCAGGATTCGGGATGGAGATATGGATAGTTCGGCTCTGCCACCAGTTGTGGATGATCGTTCCGAGAGCGTTCTCAGCGAGTGGATGACGCGCGTCGAGCTTGCGGCGGAGCTTCGCATCTCGGTCGAGACGCTGCGGAAGTGGGACGCGCGCCGCGTCGGCCCGCCCTTCGCCAAGGTTGGCACTCGCGTGATGTACCGGCGGGAATCGGTTCGCACCTGGCTTCGCGGCCTCGAGGTAGAGGCGGTGGATCGCAGATGAACGACATCGACCGCGATGCCGCGCCGTCTGACCTTGGCGTCTGGCCCCTTCCCGAACCTGCGCCCGGCTACGGCTGGGTCATGGTCGACTTCTTCTTTGGCCTGATCCTCGGAGGCGTCTTTGGCCTCGGGGTCGGCGTGGTTTTCTTTTGACGCTCAGGAGGGCAAATGGCGAAGGACGATCTCAATATGCTGGGCTTGCTGCAGGCGCATCGCCGTGGCGAGCTTGTCCGCGAGGCGGACGATCTGCTGGCTGAAATGATCAGCGCGATCAAGGAGAACGGCGGCAAGGGCGACCTGACGCTGAAGCTCTCGGTGAAGATGAACGAAGCCGAGCAGCTGGAAATCACTCCGACGCTGAAAATGAACAAGCCGCGCAAGGCGCTGTCGGTCGGGATTTTCTACGTCTCCGACGAGGGCAAGTTGTCGCGCCGCGATCCGCGGCAGGACGATATGTTCGATGAGCTCGAGGATCGCCGCGACCGCGTTCGCGCGGATCTCGACGGCTGATCTTTCTGCGGTGTGTAGCGCAGGCAGGTAGCGCGCTCGGTTTGGGTCCGAGAGGTCGCCGGTTCGATTCCGGCCCCGCCGACCACTTCCACGTTCCATCATGAGGTTTCACATGGACGATCTTCTCTCTGTTGATCCGCGCTCGGCGCTGGATGCGGCCATCGACGGTGCCCGGCTGGCGCAGCCGCTGGTCTTGGGCCTGGACGGTCGCCAGCATGCGCTGGTGCCGAACGGGTATAATCTGAAGGACATCTCGGACCCGCTTCGCCTGCCGACGCGCGTCCGCCAGTCGATTGAGGTCGATGATCGCGCTTCGATGTCGGCGTTCCTCAATCGCTACAAGAACGAAAACACCATCATCGTCGCTGACTTCACCAGACTGACCATCGTTTCGGTGATCGACTTCCACCGGCACAACCAGCATGCGGATGGGGTCGGGCCTGCGGCCTGTGACTTCGTGGCCGCGTTCCGTCTGCTTCCGTCCGAGGAATTCATGCGCTGGGACGAGATGGAGGGCGAGATGCATCTGCAGGACAAGTTCGCGGAATTCCTGGATGAGAATGCCGTGGACATCTGCGATCCTGACTCGGCCACCATGGTGGAAATCTCGCGTGAGCTCGAGGCGACCATCGGCGCTTCCTTCAAGTCGAAAGTCTCGCTGGAATCCGGTGACCGGGCCTTTGTCTACGAGACCGAGACCAAGACGAAGGGTGACGTGGTCGTGCCCAAGTCCTTCGCCCTGAACATCCCGCTCTACAACGGCGAAGGGCCGGAGATCCTGCAGGCGCGCTTCCGCTTCAAGCCGACCGGCGATGGTCTGAGGCTGGGCTTTGTCTGGCATCGCGTCGAGTATCAGCGCCGCGCGTTCTTCAATGCGATTGCGACTGCCATCGCTGACGAGACCGGCTGTCCTGTGTTCGCTGGTCGCGTGGATGCGCCGCAAGGCTATCCCCGCAGCTGATGCCGGTCATTGACCTGAACCTGCCTCTGCCGCCCAGCGTGAACAGGATTCACGCTGGGACCGGGCGGGGGATGCACCGCACGAAGGAATACCGGGCGTGGCTTCGGGATGCCGGGTGGGAGTTGATGCAGTTGCGCCCGAAGATGCCGGTCAAGCGGCTGCAGCACGGGCTTTGGCGCTCTCGGGTTCGCTGGCCGATGTACGACGCGGCGGACGCGGACAACCGGATCAAGGCGCTGCACGACTTCCTCGTCAGCATGTCGGTCGTTCCCGATGACAAATGGCTGGATGGCGGCTCTTACGGCCGGTCTGCCCTCTGCCCTCCGGGTCGCTGCCTGATCCGGGTGTGGTCAATCTGATCTGTTTCTGGGGGTTTTGAAATGAAAGTGCCCACGGCTTTTCCGCTCGAATGGCCAGCAGGGATTGCCCGGAACGCGCGGCGGCAGCGGGCAAACTTCCGGGTGACGATGTCGCGCGCCGTCGAGGATACTCGGGACGCGCTGCGCCTGTTTTCGCGGGACACCGGCAAGGGTGTTTCGGAAATCGTCATCAGTTCGAACGTCACCCTTGGGGTGTCGCGTCCTGCTGATCCCGGCATCGCCATGTATTTCCGCTGGGATGGGGACATGCGCTGCATCGCGGTCGACAAGTACGACCGGCCCGAGGATAACCTGCGCGCCATCTATTACATCATCGAGGCGCGGCGGCTCGAGCACCGGCATGGCGGTCTGGCGATCGTGCGCGCGGCGTTCAAGGGCTTTCTCGCCCTGCCGCCTGGCGCTGCCGGCGACTGGCGCGAGGTGCTGGGCATCGGGCCGGACGCCACGTTCGAGGAGGCGCAGGCAGCCTACCGGGCCAAGGCGCGCGAGGTGCATCCTGACGCCAAGGGCGGCTCGGCCGAGGAAATGATCCGGCTGAATGCCGCCATGGCCACGGCGCGTGAAGTGCTGGGCGGGAGGGCTGCGTGATGGCGGAATCGCTTCTGACGCTGTCCCAAAGGATCAGGGTGCAGGCGGCATTTCATCCCTTTGTTCAGTTCACGCTGAGCAAGGATGTGGCGCTGCTGATCGTGCATGCGCTCGAGCGCGACGAGCGCTTGGTGGCGACAGTTGCGGAGTTGGAGGCTGCCAGAGATCGTCTTGCTTCCGTGCAGCTGGATCTCGAGCTGTCGCGCGGAAGGGCGGCGCGTCACTTCGAGGTTTGCCTGCTGTCTCTGGCCTTCAATTCGGCGGCGACGATTGCCCTCGGGTTGATGCTCGGGGTCTTGTCATGAGCAAGCGGACTCCCGGCCTTCCACAGCGCCCGCGTGGCTTCTGGCCCACGCCAGTAGATGCTGTTCGCCCTCTCGTCCCGTTTCTGCCGCAGGAGGCGGACTGGATCGAGCCTTGTGCCGGTGCTGGCGATCTGATCCGGCACCTTGCGCATCTGTGGCCGGGCGGGCGGCTCTGCGGCGCTTTCGATCTGGTGCCGCAGGCTGATGGGATCGAGGAGGCGGATGCTCTGTCGATCAGCCATCGTCCTGATCTCTACATCACGAATCCGCCTTGGCCGGTCGGCGGCAAGCGTGGCGATCCGGCCTTGGGCATCATCAAGCACCTGATGCGGCTGGCCCCGTCCTGGATGCTTCTGCCGTGGGACTTCATGGCGAACGCCTATTATGCCGAGGTCAGCCGCTTCTGCGTTCAGGTGGTGCCAATCGGTCGCGTGTCGTGGCTCGGGAACGGTCAGGGCGGCAAGGACAACGCCTGCTGGGCTCAGTTCGACGCTGGCCATTCGGCCGGGACCGCCCTGCATTCGCGGGGGCTCATTCACTCGATTCAGGGCTCTGTTTCGGTCGGCTGACGACCGTCTGGCGGCGCTTTTCCGGTTCATTGCCGGTCACCGCCTCGCTGCCGGTTCCGGCGGCGGGGCATTTTACCATTGTCGAAAAAATGGAGGGACTCATGGATGATTTGACGCCGGTCAAGCCTGCGCTTGACGAGTATCGGGCGCGTTGCCGCTTCGCGCAAATGTCGACGCCTGGCGGTGTGCTGTTCGAGGAGGATCTGGTCGGCATCCGCCGCAGGGTCGCGCGGCATCACGGGATCACGCCCGAGGATCTGGCGCGCTGGGTCGAAATGGACCGGGCCGGACGCTTCCGGTCGCGGCGGAGGGCCTCGTGATGGTCGAGAAGCGCATGACGGCGGAGGCCGTGATTGAGGCGGCTCGAAAGCTCGAGTCCATCAAGCGGCTGGATCAGGAAATTGAATCCGTTGTTTTTGGTATGATCAACGCTCCTGCAGGTGTGCTCGGGTCCAAGCTTCGCGATGTGATCGGTCGCAACGCGGTAATGTCTCTTTGTGACGTCTCTCTGTTCGGGGTCTGCCTGCGCGCTGTTGCTCTTGCTTTGCTCGAAAAGCGCACGGCCATGGCGGCGGAGGTTGAGGGGTTCATCACGGTTCCGCCGCCGCCCTACACTGTTCGATCCATCCCCGGAGGGCCGCAGGATGGGTAAATCATCGCAGACCCCGTTTTTTTCGCGCTATGGCGCGTCTGTCGCTTCGGTGGGCGCTGATGCCAGACAAGGCGTCAAGCGCGCCACACGGGCCGCTTTTCGGGGCTGGCGGTCATGACACTGGCGGCGACTGTATGGGCGGTCGAGACGCCAGCCGCAAAGACGCCGGTTGAGCGGCTCCTGCTGATCCTGCTGGCGGATGCGACCGACGACCACGGTGTGTGTGTGACGCGGCTCGCTGGTCTTGCGGAAACCGCGCGCATGGGCCTCGACGAGGTGCGCCTGTGCATCGCCGGGCTGCGGCGGCGTGGCGTTCTCTGCGGCCTCACCCCGGTCGAAGGTGTCGACCCTGATTTCGAGGAGTTCGACGTCCTGTTCTTCTCGGGCTGGCTCGAGCGGATCGCGATGCGGGCCAAGGGTCACGCGACCCTCGGTCCCATCTTCCGGCACCACTGCTATGGCTGGGTGGCGCTGACATGAGCCACGACGCGATGAAATGGGCCGTGGAGCGGCGCGGGCTGTCTCCGACGACCTGGCGCATCCTCATGGTGCTGGCGAACCGGCACAACCGGAAAACCGGGCGCTGCGACCCTTCGCAGGCGTCCCTTTGCGAGGATTGCGAGATCAGCCGTTCGGCTCTGAATTCGCATCTGACGCTGCTGGAAAAGCGCGGCGACATCCTTCGGGTCCGCAGATTCAATGCCGAGACGAATTCCAAGGACCGGACGTTCTACGTTCTGAATTTCGACGGGGCTGTTGATCGCGCAAGGTCTGGTGGTTCAAGCCCAGCGCCATCGCAAGATGATGTTGACCATGTCCAAAATACGGACATGGGTGCCGGGCCGCAAAATGACCCCCCCCATGTCCTCCACGGCGGACATGGGTATGTCCTGCCCGGAGGACATGGGTATGTCCTCCCAGGTGGACATGGGTATGTCCTCCCAGGTGGACATGAACCAGGAATCTTAAATCTGGAATCTAAACCATACCCCCTTACCCCCTTTGTTTCGGGTCAGGCGGCGAAGGAGGAAAAATGCAATGAAAAGGGAAGAAGGGCTCCCCGCGGTCGAGAATCCTATGCCGAGTCTCGCCTTGCTGCCTGGGGTCGTGCTGCTGAAGCAGCGCAGCGCGGAACGGCACCGGATGGGCTACGGGGCAAAGCTGCCACCGCTGAAACCGGATCAGGTTCCGCTGGTGGCGGAGGTGGGGCGGCTCCTGTCCGCCTTGCTTATTCCCGCAACCCCGGCGGAGATCGGTCGGATGATTGAGGCGCTGGTCTGGCACTATCCGCACACGCCGCGCCCGGAGCATGCGCTCGAGTCCGTGGCCGGGGACTGGATCAGGGATCTTGGGCATCTTCCGGCGGACATCATCGACGCGGCCTGCACTGCGTGGCGGCGCGCGCCCAATGCTTTCGCGCCTTCGCCCGGTCATCTGCTCGAGATCGCCAACCCGATCATGAGCCAGCGCGAGTTCTGGCGACGGCTGGTCGACAGCGAGCTTGAACCATTTGCCTCGGGCGGGTCTGTTTCCGCTGGTGGGGTGACGTCCGTTTCCCCCGGCGGGGTGTCAAAGCTGCGGAGGGGTGCGTGATGGCGATTACCCTGCCCGAGGTTGAGGAGCGGTTCGAGGAGGCGGCTTACACACTGCGGCATGTGCGGGTGGAGCGCGGGCCCCGAGGTTATGGCTCGTCCTGGCCGGATGTGGTTCGGTCGGCCTTCACCGCCTATGGTCCTGACGCGGCGCGGCCCATGCGGGTGGTGCCCTCGGCGGCGGCGATCTCTCGGATGGAGGAGTGCATCGACTGGCTGCGGCTGGTCGACGGCGAGGACGCGCGGATCATCTGGCTGAAAGCCGAAGGTGTGAAGTGGCGGCACATCTGCATCCGGGCCGGTGTCGTGCGGCAGACCGCTTGGCGGCGGTGGGTCGCCTCGCTGCAGACGATCGTGAACAAGGTAAACGCGCAGGATCGGGCTGGCCGGCGGAAGCCGAGCGCCCGCGGCTGATCAGTATTTCCGCCGGAGGGGTGGACGCGCAAAAGCCCGGCTTGTCGGCCGGGCTTTTCCATTTCCGCTGGTGGGGTCATACCGTCTCGTGGAGTTTGAGCATCCACTTTCCCCTGAGACGGGCGGCTTGGATTTCCTCGTCGGTGAAAACCGGCGGCGCTTCGCCGGGTTCAAGCAGGAGCTCGGGCTCGTCCAGCATCGTCAGGATGTGGGCGGCTTCCTCGTCGGTCATCAGAAGTGCTGCGGCGGTGGTCATGGTCATTCCTCCGGTGTGGTGGCGCTGGCGCGCTGGATGCATTCGGCCTTGGCGGGTTCTATCTCGCGGTGGACTCCGTGGTGCTTGATCCAGAAATCTGCGTCGTCATGGGCGCTGTGCTCGACCACCACCAGTCCGCCTCCGTAGGCACGGGCGTCCTGAATGCCGAAGCGCGGGTTCTGGTCCAGCGTGTATTGCGGGTCGACGCTCTCATCCTCTGCCGTCTCGAGCGTGAAGGTCCATTTCGTCATGGTCGTTTCCTCCGGTGTGGTCAGGTATTGAGGCTCTTGGCGAGTTCCTGACCTTCGGGTGACAGGTAGATATGCGCATAGCCATTGATGAAATCGTTAAAGGCCACGTTCAGTCCGTCCATGCCGTCCCAAACCTGCGGCAACTGGTCTGCCAGCCTGTCTGCATCGCTGTCAGAAAAGCCTTTGCTCTTGGCAAGGTGGTAGATGTCGTCGTAGCGGTCTTTGCCCATGGTGAAGGCCGGGGCGCGAAAGTCGATCATGGTCGTTTCCTCCGGTGGGGTGGTTTTCTACTGGCTCGACCCCTCGGGCGTTTCCGCCGGAGGGGTGTCCGTTTCCGCTGGTGGGGTCAGCCAGTCGTGCGAGTGACGGTGCCTTCGATGGGGTCGAATTCCCATCCGTCGCAGTCTATGTCGATGATCTCTATCTTGCGGGTTCCGTCCGTGATCGCCGTCGCTCTGTCGCTCTGGAAAAAGAGGGCGGTTTCTTCGTTGATTTCGAAGCCCTGTTTCCAGGCCTCTGCGGCTGTGATTTTCGTGAATTCTCCTGCAGCCCATGCTGCGGCCACTTCTGCGAAAGCGGCCATCCTGTTTGCGGTTGCGAGGGCGTTTTCTGCGTCGGTGCGTTTGCTGGTGGTGGTGCTCATGGTCTGTCTCCGGCTGGCTTGCGCGCCGATCTGTTCGGCGGCTTCTACTGGCTCGACCCCTCTGGCGTTTCCGCCGGAGGGGTGTCTGTTTCCGCTGGTGGGTCACGCTCGCTCTGCCGCCTCGTGCTTGGTGATCGCGCTTGCTGCGAGGGCAAAGATTTTGTCTGGGTTCGGCTTGTTCTTCTTGGCTTCGTCGCGGATCGCGCGGAGCGCCTTGATGAGGTCGGTCGTCTCGGTCGTCGCCATGTTCGTTTCCTCCGGTGGGGTGGTTTCCTACTGCCGCAACCCCGCCGGGGCGGGGTCGGGCGTTTCCGCTGGTGGGGTTAGGCCGGGATGCGCCTCCCGGTCTTGTCGCAGATCCAGAAGTTGTCGGGATCTTCCGGGTCCGGCGACCCGCTCCATTCCTCGTCATCGGATCTGTCCCCGAATTCCTCGCTGAATTCGCTCGGCTCTCCGTCGAGAAGGTAGGCGGCTTCCTGCATCGCCAGCAGGGCTTTGCGGTTGGCTTCCCGTTCGTCGCTGCGCTGCAGCCAGTCCTCGTTCGTGGCGATCAGCCGTTCGAAGGAGTCGCCGTCGCGCCGGACCAGCGCGGCGGCGGCTTTGGTGAAAAGTTCGGCAATCGTGTTCGGGCGGGTCATGGTCATTCCTCCGGTGGGGTGGTTTTCTACTGGTTCGACCCCTCGGGCGTTTCCGCCGGAGGGGTGTTTCTTTCCGCTGGTGGGGGTCATGCGCAGCCGGTGACCTCTCCCGTGATCGGGTTCATCAGGAAGCTGATGTGTCTGGTGCGGTTCGGTATTTCGACCCAGATCCAGCCGTCTGGCCGGTGGGCGGCTCGGCCGTCCTGCCATTCGTATTCCGAGTAGCCTTCGGCGTTCGGTTCGGGGAAGTTTCCCCGTTCCCATGCGTCTTGGGTGTGGGCGGCGGCGGTGAAAATCGCGCGGGCGTTTGTTGCCATGGCTTTGCTCCTGTCTGGTTCGCGCGCCGATCTGTTCGGCGGCTTCTACTGGCTCGACCCCTCGGGCGTTTCCGCCGGAGGGGTGTCTGTTTCCGCTGGTGGGGTTCAGCCTTCGAGGGCTTCCTCGGTGCGGTGCCGTGCCGCGAGAACCATGTCGACCCAAAGCCCGCCGGCCTTGAAAACCGCGCGTCCGAGGCTGAGTTCGTGGCTCTCCTGCGGGCTGAAAATCTCGCGCATCTCGCCTGCGGTGTACTCGATGATCCGTTCGCCATCGGTCGGGTGGGTGAAAAGCAGGTGTGTGTTCGGGCGGCTCATGGTCGTTTCCTCCGGTGGGGTGGTTTTCTACTGGCGCGGCCCCGGCGTTTCCGCCGGGGTGGTCCGTTTCCGCTGGTGGGGTGGTCAAAGCCACTTCCATCCGTCGAGTGCCTTGGCGGTGTCGAGGAGGTCTGTGGTGTTCACCGTGACCTGGATCGTCATGCTGTCCATGGTCACTCGGGCTTTCACCCCGGTTTCGTCGTCAATCATGCACTCGATGGCGTCGGCCATGTAGTCTGCGGTGTCTGTCTTGCCCGGCTCGTCGCTGAAGCTGGCGGCGACCTTGGCGCGGCGCAGTTCGATGGTCGTGATGGTCATGGTCTTGCTCCTGTCTTGGTCGTGCGCCGATCCATCTGGCGGGTCGCGCGGGCTGCGCTCGGGTGTTCCGGGCGCTTCTACTGCCGCGACCCCGCCGGTTTCCCGGCGGGGTGCTGGTCTTTCCGCTGGTGGGGTCAGGCGGCGGCGGTCTTGTCGTCGTCGTAACCCGTGGCCTTGCCTGCCGTGAATTCCTGCAGCTTGCGCAGGATGCTGTCGGTGGCGTGCTGCAGGTCGGTCTGGTCGCAAACCCCGTCCGGGTTGGCGTTCTCGATCAGGCGTTGCAAAACCTTGGCTTCCCATTCGGTCAGTTTCATTTGTCTTTCCTTTCCACGCGGGGTCGGCCCTGTGCCGCCCCTACTGCCGCGACCCCGTCGCGGCTGGTGCCGTGCGGGGTTGCGGTGTTTCGCGTGGTGCCGGTCATCGCGCCCTTTCGGGTGCTGCGGCTGCGGTGCTGACGCTGTCAAAGAGCTTGGGCTTGGCCCGGTGCGGCTGTCTGCCGCTGTCATCCTGCGCCTGCCGCGTCGGGTTGGGGCCGTTGGGCATCCCCTGCGCGGGGGCGGCTCGATTCGTCCGCCCTTCCTTCCCTACTAACATGGTGCGCCGTGCGGTGTTTTGCAACTGCCTTTTTGGGTTTTCCTGTTTTTTTTCAACACCTTGCCTTTCCTCCTGTCTTGTCCTTCCTGCTGTCTTGGCGTTCTGTCCGTCGACCTGGTCTTGCCTCCTGCTGTTTCGGCCTGGTGAACCTGTTGCTTTGCCTTGTCTTTTCGCCTCTTTGTCTTTTGTGGCATGGTCTGGCGTCGGGCTTTGCTGGTGCACTGTGGTCGTTTCCTGCGCCGCTGCTGGTGCTGGCCGGGCAAACTTTGGGCGCGACAGCTGCACCGTTTCCGTTGTTCTTTTGTGGCACGGTCGGGGTGCAGTGCCGGTTCCGGCGTGGCGCTGTTCCTCGACCTCTCGACTGCCCGTTTGGGCCGATCTGTCTGGCGCTGGTCTGGTGCGCACCCCCCCCCCTTCCGGGTCCTTCCCGGCGCTAGACGTATACGGGGGGCAGAGG